GGTGACCCGCTTTACTGTTTCGTCGATGCCCTTGATTGGGCCACTCCGAAACACCAGCTTTGCGGGCAACCCTGCACCCTATCCAGCCCACCGGTTGGATCGGTGTATTAGTCCCTAGGGCTTACACGCTTAGTAGGAAGCAGGCCCGTGAAAACCATGACCGCCCCACCCAATCGGCATAGTCGCCTTATGGGCTCAGCGGAAAGGAAGATGCCAGTATGGGCGGACTATACCCCAATGCTGGACAGGCTCGACCCTGAAAAACCACTGAAAAGCACTATGTGGGAGAGCTAGGGACCCCTTAGTTGGTGCGGATCACTCACAGCAAACGTAAGATAGCCAGTGAGTCCCGCGACCCTGTAAAGGTTTCGTCGATGCCTCCTGTAAGGCTTTATGCCCTTCCCCAGTTATAGGGGAGTGGAGGCTACTCCGAAACACCAAATCACGGGGCAAAACCTATACCCATCCAGCCCACCGGTTGGATCGGTGTATTACCTGCCCGAAGACCGTCTCATAGGTAAATGAGCGTCTAGTAAGGCTAAGCGTTGTGTGGGGGCAAAGACCCCACTAGCACACTTAATCACACTCTAACGGGTGTGAACGCTATTTCCCTCACAACTGTCCAAGCTCGATGGCTAGCCCGACACTGCCTATTCCACCCCCCATTAGATACTTGGTATCGAAAAGGGTATGAGTCTAGGTAAGCCGGTAACTTGAAGCTCATCTGGATGGGTCACTGGTCCCCTTAACAGGCAACAAAGGGGTGATGTTCTGGCTCCAATGCCGGTCCGTACAATAATGGCCCCACAAACTTAGTGGGTGACACCGCTGAAGAGCGGGTGAGGGATTTAAGTGGCGGGTCGTTGGTTCAAATCCAACCACACATCCATAGTACCCATCATGCCTACCCGTGAGGGTAGAAACAAGTGGCGAAATGTGTGTAGCTCAGTCTGGTAGAGCAGCCGCGCTCCAGCCCACACAACCTAACATAGCTAGGTGGCGTGTGCGTAGGTTCGACTCCTACGGGCTGGTTTAGAAAGGAGCCCCCTATGTTCGATGTCATCCTCTTGGAGCCCAACGGAAACAAACCACCGGCTCCTCGCCACACTCGCAAAGAAGTCTCCACTCGTATCACCCTCCCCTCCGCTCGCACTCTTGCCCGTGCCATCGCCGAAGACGGCAAATACACCGCCGAGATCACCAAGCACGGCAACAACTCCTGTTTCCAATTGTGGGATAGTTCGGGACCTTTCTATCAGTCCCCCTCTTTCCCCACTTGACCCCTGCTCCATCTCAGGGAGCGTTATCGCACAATCTGAGACCCTGCCTTCCGCCCCGCTAGCGTTGAGCGGAGGGCATTTATGGACCCTTACTCCCAAGAAGCTTCTCGCCTCCTCTACCTCTATCTAAATGGCGGAGCCCCCGGACCACACGCAATCCACAGTAGGATTGCAGCACTCCTTAGAAGGGAACACACATGCACTTGCCACGAATCCAAACCCCCACCCCCGAGAACCCCGAACCCCAGCATTGGTGGCAATCCCTCTTCCCCAACACCCACCGCATCAAGCGTGCCCGCAAGGCTCAACTCCGCGTCGGCCCCATCGAACAGTACATGAACACCCGCATGGCCAACATGGCCCGCAAGATGACTCTCGCCCAAGACCAAAAGAACTGGAAGAAGGCCGAGATCATCGCCGCCCGTGCTCACGCCTTCGAGACCAACATCACCCGCCAAATCCACTCCCTCATGGCCGCCTGATCCATCCCGCTCATACGCATCAGCCTCGCCGCGACTGCGTATGCGCTGCCAACCCATTAACGTGGGTTGGTAGCGTTTCGGAGAACACCCATGATCCCCACCATCGTCTCAATTGAAGTGTGGTGGAGAAACCATATTCTCCTCCTCCAACGAGGTTTCACAGATTCTTTCCCCGGCTGCTGGCACCTCCCCGGTGGCAAGATCGAGAAAGACGAGACCCCTGTAGGTGCCGCCTGCCGCGAACTCTTTGAAGAGACCGGCTTATCCGGTCGCCTTCGCCACCTCCGTGACATTGAATCCACTTGGCTCTCCAACCGCATTATCTCTGTCTTCTTCTACAACCGCAACACCGACCACCTCGACTACCCCCCACAACTAATGCTAGAGACCCACTTTGCAGGCTACGGCTGGTTCACCCGAGAGCAAGCCCTCTCCCTAGGAGTGAACACCCAATGACCATCCCAGCCTGCCCCGGCTACCCCAGATTCTCTCTCCACCTCCACCAAACACTCATAGTCTACTTCACTAAGGACAGCGGTAGAGTCCTCTGTGAAGACATTCACCCCTTCAACTTCGGTCTACCCCCCTTCCACAATAACGCACTCCCCTTACCATTCGATCCCGCACTCGAAGTATGGATTACTCAAGAAGAGGCCGTAAGAAGGCGTCCCACCCTGCTTCAGGAGATAGAACAATGGACTCTCTCGCCCTCCGGAATCGACGCTGGTACTACCACACCCGCGCGCTCTTAGGGTATGCCCTATTCCTCATGATCTGTACCATCATCGGACGACTCATCGCAGGCAACTGAAAGGACCCATCCAGATGTCAAAGCTTCGTAATGGCGCATCAATGGGCATCATCTACTCAGGCCCTCGCCCGCTCTCCTCGCTCCGCCTCCGAGGTCCCAACGACCCACCTCGCCACGACTGTCACTACGTCCGGGGTACCACCTCCGTACGCCGTGGCCTCGTAATGGGCGGTAAGGGCAAACGCTCCAAGCGTTCCGTCACTCGCTGTGACACCCACTCCACCCTCCACAATCAGACCACCATACCCGCCGCCAAATGGGGTGCCCAATGGGACCAACAAAGACAAAACGCCAAATCCTCAAAACGCAACTCAAGCAAGCCGAGGCTGAATGGGACGATCTCCTTCAACTAAGCCGAGGAATCACCTACACCACAATGATTCTCGATAAAGAGCGTGCTGCTCTCAGCTCCAAAATCACCGCTGCCTATCGCACTGTCTGCTCTTTGCGGGAGCAAGTCAAAGGACTCAAATGAACACACCAGAAAAACTCGACATGATCCTCGCCGCTCAGGCCATCGGCCTCGAACGCTTCGTCCAAACCCACGAATTCAGCCCTCAAACGCACCTCCTTGCCACTAAGGTACGTGAGGCTAAGAAGTGGCTCAAGATGTTCAAGGGTGAATCCTCCTCCGCCCTCTTCTCCGATCTCTCAGAAGAGAACACCCGCCTCCGCAAAGAGAACAAGCAACTCCGCGAACATCTCGACAACATCGCCCTCACCATCGCAAGGGTCCAATCATGAAGATCGGCGACACCGTAACTCGCATCATTGCCGGTGATCTCAACATGCCCCTGAAGATCACCGCAATCACTCCCACCCTCATCTACTGTGGCCCTTGGTCCTTCTGCCGCTTCACAGGTGCAGAGATCGACGCTGAGCTCAATTGGGGTCCACCCCCTTTAATGACTGGTTCACGTATCCAACTTCCAAAGGAATCCAATGAAGATGACACACGAAGAGCGTCGTAAGGATGGCCGATTCATCAAGCTCGAAAACGGCAAGACCGGCGGCTTCAAGAAAGGCATCCCCAACGGCCCCGAGCCCACCACCAAACGCGGTAAGGCTCGTCGCACAAAGTAGCTCTTAAATGGGCGTTGGGTTGAAGTGTTAACTGGCTCCGCACTTCCGGTTGTGATCCGGAGAGACTGGGTTCGAGACCCAGCAACCCTATTGAAAGACACACCATGCTAGTCCGAAGAATTGACACCCCCTACACAGAGAATGAGACTTCTCCCTCAATCGCCCCCTTAGGCACACTAGGAGTTGTCCTCGGCGAATATCGAGATCGGTATTTTGTGCCTGTGGCGTGGAAATTCAATGGTATTCTCTACCACGGACTTAAATGGGCCCGTCCATACTTCACACTTGTGGACTGCCCCATCACCGAGGCCATCTTGCGCCGCAAACTCGGAATATAGGAGTGCTGCACATGCCGCCCCTCAACACCTCCATCCTCTCCGACTGCATCTACGATCACTCCCCCAAAGCCGCCGAGGGTCGCCTCTCCTTCGACATTCTTCGCGACCACATCTTCTCCAAACGCAATCAACCCGATGAGGTTCCAGAACATCTCCTCTCAGAGTTCGCACAGAAGTGTGCTGCCATACGCCACCACGACGCCCTTCTCTCCCGACAGGAGTAACCCATGACCCTCACTCTCGTCCGCCGCACCATCCCCATCTCAAGCCCTAGAGACATCGAACCCGAACTCCCCCGAGGCACACATATTGACGCCGGACTTCTCGGCCTTTGCCACGGTCCCCCCAACCAAGGCCGCGACATCCCAGTTATGTGGATTCACCCCACAACCCATCAGATTTACCGGGATCGTTGGAGTGAAGGCTACTACGAAGAGGTCCCCTGCCCACTCGCTCTCGGAAAGCTCATTCTCAAATTTACCCAATTGAGTCCTACAGCTCTAACCAACTTGTAATGGACTCCACCCCCTCGCACTCTACTTAACACCACAAGGAGTGCAGCACACCCATCCAGAAATGAATGGTTGTGCTTTCCGTTTTCTACCTTTCACTTTTCTTTTCGGAGCCTCTTATGTGCGAACAACTCACGCAGTGGGAACGAGTCAACCAATGGTGTCTCGCTCTCGAATCCGGCCTCTACACCCAAGGTCGCTACTCCCTCCGCACCCCTCTGGGGGGAGAATTCAGCTACTGCTGCCTCGGTGTGGCCTGCTGTATCTACAAGAAGTTCACCGGCAAGGGTGAATGGGTCGGGGAATCCTCTTTCTCCACCTCCACTGGATACGAGTCAGGGTGTCTCATGGCCGATGTGAAAAACTGGCTGCTTGGCGAACTCGACCGTCTGCCTAACGGCTCGGAACTCCAAGCCACACTGATTACGATGAACGACGGTGGTGGAAACACCTTCAAAGACATCGCCGCGTGGGTGCGGACCAACGTCCTCCCACTCTGCTCGAAGACCGTGTAATCACCCATCCAGACAAAGGAGCCTCACATGCTGAAGTGGATTCCATTCATCATTCTCTTCGTCCTCTGGGCCACAGGTATCGTGATCTACCTAATCTCCCAGATTAGGCTCACGATCACCATGTGGAACAGCACAGACCCCATCTTCCAGTGGATGGCCCACAACATGGTAGGCTTCGCCATTCTCATGGTTCTCATGTGGATGCTCCAAGCCTACCTCTATTTCCTTAAGAAGGACTAAGGACATCGCTGACCATGTGAGGCTTAAACCCCCGACCACAACCCTAAAACCCCCAACCCAGTACATGTCTGGATGGGTCGGCACACACCCAACCGCCGAACAATAACAGTTGTGAGTCGTATCATATGGCCGTCAGCCCCTCCCGGTAAGCGAGGGGCGTTTCCCTCTGGAGTAGCTCAATAGGCAAGAGCACCGGACTTATAATCCGGCAACATGTGGGTTCGATACCCACCTCTAGAGTTTAATTTGCCGAGGTAGCTCAATCAGGTAGAGCGACCGTCTCATGAACGGTATAGGTTGGTGGTTCAAATCCATCCCTCGGAGTTTCGGCACGATAGCTTAACCATCGGTAAAGCCCTCTGTCCCGTCCCGGATAGATAGTATGCAAGTTCAAATCTTGCTCGTGCCATTCATTAAGGAGTCCTCCATGCAACTCAAACATCGTAACGAAATCCAACTCAACATCCCCTTCCAAATCGCCCCCGACGCCGATTACAAGATTCTCCTCATCGGAGACGTAATTGATTACGCCACAGGATCGGCCCTCGACCCAAGAGACCCCTGTCCCACGTTCCTCGAATCTACCTACAGAAATCAAACGGTTAATCGGGAAGGCCCGACTGGTGTAACCGACAAGGGCTGGGCCCTCCGCTCAAAATCTGCCACCGCAGGTTATTGGATTCGTGTTACTCGTTTCGCCGATCAACCCTCGTTCACATCACCCCTTTCTTTGGAGACCCCCATGTTCACGTTCATCATGTCCGCCATCGTCCCCGCCACCGTCGTTGGAGGCACCAACATCCCGGCCCGAGTCATCGTAGCCGCCGACCTCGTGCAAGCCGTCAGCTTGCAGGCTGCCCGCAACGTCCTCCTCATGCGCCTTGGTGGCGACGCGGAAGCGGACGTTGACCCCGATACCCTCGTCGTTCAGGGATACCAAGTCCCCATGAACACGATCTGACTCCGGCCCGTTGCAACCCACAACCATTGCGAAGTGTTTGTGGGTTTTAGCCTACACCGTGTTGGTGTTAGGTTGTTTCTTTCACCCTCCTTTTACGGAGACGCATCATGTCCGCACAGAATCCCGTCGTTTTGATTTCCGGTCGCCACTCCTCGGGCTCGGGCACGTACCCGAACGCCGCAGGCAGCACCATCAACTCGTTCTATCGCAACGAGTTCGGTGAGGACGCTTCGAAGTTCGCCTTCAAGGTGAACGGTGTCACGGTCAACGGTTCGTACGTTCTCCAGAACGGCACCGTCCTGACCGAGACCCCGGCCAAGCAGTCCTCGGCCCTGTAATTCCCCTCGGATTTACACACTTACCCCCCTCAACAGGGGGGTTTGTTGTTTACTAGGAGCCCCCATGCCACGCACCCCTCCTGCCGAACGTCCCCCACCCCAACCGTGGCCCGCTACTCGTGCCGAACTCGTAGTCGGCCAAACGTACCAACTCCCTTACGGCTATGACCACCCCTCGCGGGACATTCTCCGCGACGGAGACCGCTTCTACTACTACTGGACGGTATTCAATCGCCGCGCCGCCGCAACAACTGATGCTGGTCCAGTAGTGTGGTGTTCGGATGAACACTGCTTCTATTCAGAAGATTTAGGACTCGGAAGATCGACATTCTCTGGAGACGGTGACCCCATCCGCATCCTCTCTCTGGCAGACCAACCCACCCAAGAAGGAACCCCCATGCCAACCACAGCACCTCCCCTCGAAACCCCCTCAACCACAAACCGCATCACCCCCAACCGCTCCTCCCTAGTCCTCAACCAGAGGATCGTGGGTGGCTACCCCCACAGCCAACAACTGAATTACTTCTTGACCGGCGACCGCATCATCTACCACCGCCCCAACACCGGCGACGCAGAACGTGAATTCGATCGTGACACTGGCAAGTGGCGAGCCGCAGGCTCCGCTTCCCCCGGCACCTACAGGTGTGAGCGATTCGACATCACGGTAACCCACCTCGTCGCCTCAACCTCCAACCCACTCACCGCCACCCCCAATACCCCACCACCTACTGTCGTGGACACCACTCCCATCTTGCGAGTATCCCACCCCGCCAACTCATGGGTTGCCCCCGCCTCACCCCCCACCACAGCAGAGATCGAGGCCGCTGCGGATGCGATGCTCCCCATCATCTGGCGTACCAACACAGAAACTTCCATCGCCTACACCCGTGAGTGGGGGCTGTGGCTCGAATCCCAGCGTCGTCTTGACGCCCTGATCTCCGCCCACATTGTGGGCAACACAATCCGCCCCAGTTCCACTCGCCCCCTGCGAGAAGCTGTCGCTGCCCTCAACACTCAAACTTCTGACGTATACCAACGGCTGGGGGCTTTCGCCGGTGTGGTTGGTTCCAACCTATCAGGACACGGGTTTGCTGCTCCACCCCGCGATCGACTCATTCAGCAACTCACTGAAATCTCACTGCTCCCCGGTGCCCGCATCGGGCGTGAATCACTCTCCTTCACCACCCTACCCATCGTCCTCGAAGGCCGCAACTTTGGTCGCTTCCTCGTCAACCTGAACTACGACATCCTCCGTCGTAACAATCTCGCCACCAACAGCTACGTCCTTACCCCCCTCGAACCCTACTACATGAGAGTCCCCGGACTCCCCGGCTTCTCTGGGAGTTTCCCCCATCCAAATGTCAACACAGGTCGCTTGTGCTTCGGCTCATCGGACTCAGTTGTGACCAACCTTCTCGGCAACGGATTCATCGCAGCCGCCTCATACTACGTCGAGACCTGCCTCGCCACAGGTTACCGCGACCAGAACCCCTACCAGAAGTACTACAACTGGCCTATCGCCCGCCAGCCCAACGCTATGCCCGAGGGCTCTCCTCCCCCCACTCACCCCCACGCCCTCCAAGCCTACGCTTACACTTCTCGAACCAACCTCACTATCGGCAACCTCTGCAACCTCACAGACCTCGACCCAGAGACGGGAATCCGCCGCCCTTTACCCACACCGACCCCCCGACCCGGGAATGGCCCCCTCACATCGACTACTGCCACGTCAACTGGAGCATGGGTCGGACCACTCCCCGCTGGCGTGTTACCACCATCCCCCACTACACCTCCCGGGTACCAAGTGTGTAGCATTAGCCACAACCAGTTCAACCCCACAATCAATCCCGGTAATGGGGGGCAGACAGAAGATGGAGAGTGGTTGTGTGTAACCCACGGATATCTCTGCAACGCCTGCTTGCGTTGGCACCCACGCACTGCGTAAAGGAACCCCATGAGCCGCCGAAAGAACCGCAAAAACAAAGGACACCGCATGTACCCTAACTCTGATGGGCCCGCCTCTCGTATCGGCTTCCACAGTGGCCAAGCCACTAGCACCTCATACTCCAACCTCACAGAACCCAAGGGCCTCACCACCCCTAAAGACATCGTGTTCACATGGCAATGCTGGGAGAAGATCATCTCTCTCCGCGACGCCCACAGCAGCACAGAGGTTGGGTTCCTCATGGTTCGGAATCCGGACGATATGTTCATCATCGAAGATATCGTGGTCCCCAAGCAGCAAGTCTCTGGTGCCTCCGTCCGCTTCGACCCCGACTCAATCAACGACATCAAAGCGGCCATGTACGCCGCAGGCACACTCAAGCTTCTCCTCCCCGGTTGGGGTCACACTCACCCCGGTGGCTCCGCCTCTCCCTCCGGCACAGACAAAGACACCTTCTCCGACTCATACGCCCAAGGCCCATACGCCTTCATGTTCATCGCCGGTAAGGGTACGAACGCAGACTATACCTGCGCTTTCCGCATCCACCTTCCCGACATCAAGAGCTACGTGGAACTCCCCCTCAAGGTCCTCACCTTCAACAACCCCGTGCAAGAGACCTACAAAGAACACTCCGCCCGCATCGCCGCCATCCGCCAGTACGCAGACTTTCTGGATGGGCTCCCCGCATGGCTCACCGATGTCAACACACAAATCACCTCCGGCTACAACTACAACAACTACTCCTCCAACAAAGGAGTCACCCACTCTGAGCAACCCAAGCCCACCCACTACCTTCCTCCCGGCCCCTCAGAGAACTCTCCTACCTCTGCCCCCGACTCCACCCAAGTGGATCGTTCCATCCTCACAGCCACCCAGCAAGAAGGCAAGCAGGTATTCACTGATAGAAATGGTAACATCTTTGATTGGGATGATGCGAACGGTACTCTGGAACAACGTCCCCCATCCCAAACCCCCTCCCCCTCTCTCGAACAAGCTCTCTCCATCGTCTCCGGTATCACCGACAAGATGGACACCAACAACACTCCCTCCGCGATGAAGCTGTCGGACTACAAGGCCGCAAAGGAGATCGCTGAAGACCTCCACAAATACGCCCCAATGGTGGACGGCCAGCTACGCCCGATGGTTCACCTCCAAGACACCGAGTACAATCTCGCCGACGATATGTACGAGTGGAATTGGAAGCACTACATGCACCTCCCCAAGCACTCTCGCCAGCGTGTAGACATCGTGCTCGCCGACGAGTTCGGTTTCCGCTGCGACCAGCACGGCCTCATCAAAATCTAAGGACACCTCCCCATGCCTACCTTCTGTATCCACTACGACCAAGACATCACTCGCTACAACACCCTCCGTTGCCATGTCAACATAGAGGCTCCCTGTGAGGCACAGGCCCGCACAGATTTCGAGAACGGAAACTACCACATTGGAGATATTTATGAAGACGATGAAGACTACTTAGATAGCGAGCGGGGTGACCAGCATATAAGAGAGGTGGAACGTATACACAGAACCCTCCACGTAGTTCTCGACGCTCCGCGTTCCTCATACTTGATGACCCCGAACCTGCCCCAAACCCCGATAGAAGGAACCACCAATGTTGTCATCCCCCCCGTCAGTGTCCGACCCGATGATGTCGAGCCCAACATCCCCGAGGAAACAGGTTAACCCTCTTGAGGCATTCACCCGCCACTCCACCCTCATCCCCATGACCCGCCATCGAGCTATGAAATTCATGGTGGTCGGCTGCGGCTCCATCGGAGCATGGGTCACCCGCTTCCTCGCTGGCTCCGGTGCCGAGAACTTCCTCCTCATCGACCCCCAGAAGGTGGACATCGAGAACGTGGCCCCTCAAGGCTTTACACCCATCCAGATCGGCATGGCTAAGACATGGGCCCTCCGAGAAGAGATTCAGGAGATTAGCACCCTCATCACCGATGAGAAGGTGACCTGCCAATCCTGCCTCTTCAAGGATGCACACAAAGAGAGTAACGGCAAGGCGGATGTCATCTTCCAGTGTACGGATTCGATGGATGCCCGTAAGGAAATCTTCGAGTACGCTAAGCAGATCGGTGCCCTCTATCTGGATGGGCGTATGGCTGCTGAAGCAATGACCCTCTACTGCTGGTGGCCCGGTCGCAAGTTCGAGTACGAGAAGACCCTCTTCCCACAATCCGAAGCCTCACCCGAACCTTGCACCGCCAGAGCCACTAATTACTGTGCCAGCAACGCTGCCTCCAACCTTGTTGCCCTTTACATGGCATGGCTCCGCAACCGACCCGTCCCCCACACGATCAAGTATGACTTCCTTTCCTTCACCAACGAGATGGAGAACGACAATTGCTGGCCTAACGGCAAGCCCGGATGACCACCCCCGAGTTGTTTATGGTGTGGTTCCGCCTGCCTATACTCTATAGAGGAGATAGGCAGGTTTATTATGGGAGCTTCTAATGCCCAGTAAGAAAGTCCATTCGTCCAACCTTGCCAACACCAAGACAGCCCCCCTTGATGACATCTCCATTCGAGTAGGCCAATGGGTCACAGTCTACGACCCCATCTTAAAGCCACCCCCCGACCTCATGGAGAACCTCGAACAGGCCAAAGAGATGGGTGAAAACGTCCACCTCTACCTCACCCCCAACGAGGGCATCGACTCCCTCAAAGGTAAAATCTTCAAGGTCCGCTCCGTCATGATCCCCTACGTCCTGTGCTCCCTCCATAACGCACAAGGCGATCCGATCTCCATTGCCCCCTTCGATCTTCGTAGAGTCTCCCTGTGCCCCGTCTCCACCCACTATCGCCGTAAGATGCAAGACATCTACGATGATATCCGTGGATTCCAAATGGCCCGAGCCGGTTACACCCTCTCCCCAGAAGGAGACCTCCTCCCCCCACAACAACACAGGGAAACTCTAACCAGTCCCCTCTCCCCAGAAGAAGCAGAGATTCTGAACCTTCTGAACCTTCCTCCCGTATCAACAGACCCTACTCGGAGACCCCCCGATGACAGACCTGACACCAACCCCCCCGGAGACCCTTCAAGGGCCCACCCCCCCACCTAACCCCCGCTTCACAAAGCGAGTAGAACGAGGAGCCATCCTCTCCCTCTCCCTTGGGGGAGTGGTTGAACTCACCCTTAAGGACGACGACATCACTGCCAAATTTGCAGCCCTCTCCTCAGAAGAGAAGGCTTGCATCCAGCTATACCAGACGTATCTGGATAAGCTGCACCTCCACCTCTCTTTCACGGACCCTACCCCATGTGTAATCCCTTCTCCTGCATCGCCCACCGAACCCTCGGAATCCTCGTCAACTCCGACCCCACCGAGCACTCCCACCACTCCATTATCCAATCCCTCAAACTGAAAGATACCTGTGTCACTAAGCGGGCATGGGTGAAACTCGAAATCACCCCCGACCTCGGCAACCTCTTGAGCCCCTGCAACGGGTCTACTTGGACCCTCAGGGTTGACGAACAAGCGACTCTTCCTGCATGGTGGGAGGGAGCTATCGGAGGCCGTCTTCAGACAGCAGCATTCAAGGCTGTAACTGCATGGCAGAAGAAACTTATTGCTGCCGCCAAGGCAGAGAATAAGGCTGGAGACTCGAAAGAGTTGAAGGCTGCCCGCAAAGCTGAAGCTGCCGCTGAGAAGATCGTGGATAAGCTCAATGACAAGATTCACAAGCTTGAACTCCAACTGGACGACTTGACCTCCGCTCTCTTTGACGCTGAACAAGCCCACGAAGACGCACAACGTGACGTTGAATCCGCAGAATTCGATGTCGGCCCCATTAATGACTTCTGTGAGACCTACAACCTCAACCCCTAATGCAATTACCACAGTTCCCATCCAGACCTACATGCACTGCGTGTGAGCTACATTCTCTAGGCGTGCGGTCGGTGGGGGTCCCCTCTACGTGGGTGGAGGGGACTCTCACCCCGGGTCCAAACACCCCAGCCGTCATCATGCTCGGGCAGAACCCGGGACTCCAAGAGGATTACGCCAACACGCCCTTCATTGGTCGGTCCGGCAAACTCGTTCGCTCCGTATACATTGCAGAATCTATGCGGAGTCTTGCCTCTTTCTACCTCTTCAACACAGCCCGCTGCTACACACCCCCTGAAGCACCCCCCCGCAACAAGCACTACAACGCTTGTATTCCCCACTCCATCACCGACCTTAAGGAGGTAATCCGGTGTCACTCTCCCTCGCCTTCGTGTCTGGATTCCTCATCGTCTCCAGCATCACACTCCTCGCCACGGTTGCCGTCTTCTCGATTCGGGAACGGGTATCGCGTCGCCGTTTTAGCACTTGGTGCACCAGCCGCAAGTACCTTACTCAAGACACTCAGGGGGAAAGCCGCATCTCAATCAGAAGCGATGAAGCTTCAAGGCCATGTATTTACGGTTGACAAACAAGAGATCGCCTTCTTTGCCACCTACCATCCCGCCTTCATCCTTCGCAAACCCCCTGTCATCCACGCAGTGAAAGACCACATCCAACTCGTGAACGACTGGCTTCTCGGCACCATTTGCTCCCCATCCAAACCGATCTTACTTTCTGCTAGACCGCCCACATGATCCTATCTCTCGACACAGAAACGTATGGGGCGTGCATCTTCGATATGAAGGGTGCCCTGCTACCCATCCAGACACACTTCCACCCCTACAGATCACTGGTTCAGGATAAGGTCCCCCTCTCCTCCCTCATCCTCTGTGCTTCCATCACCCCCATCCAGATAGATGGTGGGTTTGAGACAGGTAACTTCCAACCGGACTCGTCGATGGTGTTCCGCTTCCACCAGACTTCCGAAAAGAAATGGCTAGGGCAGTGGCTCAAGAAGGCGGACTCCCTCCTCCTGATGAACGCGCAGTTTGACCTCCTCTACCTGAGAACCCTTCCTGAGTTTCGATACATTCTAGATGGGTCCCACGAGATACTCGATCTGTCAGTGATTAACTATCTCGAATGTGAGGTCCGTCCCGAACGCTCCCTCAAGAACATCGGCCCAGTCCTACGCACCCACATCTACGAGCGGACCGCCGCCAACCGTTTCCACAACGCCGACGATCCTAAGCTGCTACAATACGTGGCAGAGGATACTCATAACACTATCTTGGCGTCATCTGAATTATGCCGCCGCATTTCACGGAGATATCAATGTTCCAAGCCCTTGGTGCCCTCGCGGTCCTCGCCCTCGGAATCGCCCTTGGTTGGTTCGGGCACATTAAGTACCTCAAACTCCCCCCACGCCAGTAAACTTTCCCCATTCTGTAGGCAGTTCTACTCCGACACCATTTGGTCATGCGTTAGAATGTCCGAAGCTGGTATACCCTTCTCTCTAAACAAATTGAGAGAGCTAGAGAAAACTACTACTGCCGAGTGTGAGAAGGCGTTTAACGACGCCCTCACACATTTCAACCTCAAGCTGGAAGGTGAAGGCTCCCATAAATCTAAGGAAGCCTTCATTGACCTCATCATTTCCACCATCGACGGAGCCCCCCCATGTACGACCTCGAAACCGACCCAGTATTCTCCTATTCAGGAAACACCAAGTACGTCAAGCACGACTTCGGAGTTGAGGGACCCCTCTTCATCCTCCTCTTCCTCGTCGTCGTCCTCGGGTTCATCCGTTCGTGGACACCCCCTTCTTGTTCTCACGGACAAGACACGCCAAGTGTCGTTCAGCGAGGAAAACCGCCGTCTACTCAAAGGCCTGCTTCCCTCCCAATGCCCGTTGCACCAAGCAATGGACTTGTGGGGGAAACACAGCAGCAGCCAGAAGCTTCTGTCCTCGTACCTGTACCCCCTATTGCACCACCGTCGCAACCATGAAGATGATACTTCTTCAAAGGTGATTCCATGCTCACAACTTTCCTCTATCTCCTACTTGGGGGTTTTGGGTTCCTCTTCGTCATCTTCCTCACGCTCCTCGTTCTCCGCATCTGCGGCTCCCGCTACGGCAAATGAGATCGGTCTCGCTTTCGGCTCGTGGTATGTTGTCCCTACACAAACTAAAGATACCACTGACGACGGAGGAGGCACCCTACAAGGCCGTATCACCATCAAGAAACCTTCAGGCCAGACCTTCCCACCCCCCATCAAGAAGAGTATCTCCTCTCGCTTTGGTGACGAAGGTTGCATCGCAGCGATGGACCTCGAACAGATCGAACTCAAGGTGGGTACCCTTCTCTCCAAAGATGCAGGGATGGTCGCAGAATACCTTAAGCCTAAGCCCGACCTCCATAAGGGCCGTGCCATTTATGTGTGGGGTCCCGACGTTGTAAACACTGAAGGGTTCCATAGTGGTGAGGCTAAGGTGGATCGCCGTCAGTGGGCCAAGACTCTCAACTTCGCCGACTTCTTCCTTGCATCCGCCCTTCGGATGCAAATGACCATCCTTGAACTCTCTGGTCAGTTGCTCCCCATCGAATTCTTCCTTGAGATCGAACGGTCTCGGTGGATATTGCGGCCCGGCCTGACAGATTGGCAGATGAAGCTGGCTCTCTTTGCTGAGAAGCACGGCTACCTTGAACTCCCCTTCACCGGCCAATCTCGTTACTTCACCGGATTCAAACTCGACCACCAACTGTGGCACACAAAGCACCTCATTAAAGGTGTGAGGGATGGCTCTAAATCCCTCATCTCAGAGATCGTGAACTTCCCCGTACAGACGACTGCCGGCAACACGATGTTGAGAATCCAAGCGCGTCTCCATCAAACCTTACAGTCGATCAATCATCCATGCTCCGACTGCTACATGTTCCTCAACATCTATGACTGTCTCATGTTTGACTGTAAGAAGTCCTTCCTTCCCACCCTCAAACAACTCATCGAAGACGCAGTAACCTATGTCCGGTACAACGAATACTGGTCGTGGCTACAGGAAATGCAAGGCATCGAGGTCCCTCTGACCTACGACCTAAAGATCAAATGAAAGGACCCACATGCCAATCACAGACTTCCCCACCACATGGGATGAGGCCGAAGGGCTCATGCACAGCGCCCGTCGTCGCTCTCTCGGCAAACCCCTTCGCGGCGGCTGCCGACTTATCCCCTCCACCCTTTCCAGTGCCGGATATCGTGACCTGATATGGGTAGGGCCTATGGACCGCCTCACTATCTACTGTGGTGCAGCCCCCCTTGTTTCCTTCTACCCTTGTGGGCTTGTTAAAATCTGGCCCCGCCACATGAATCACGGTCGCTGTCGATGGAAACTCCGCCGCATCCTCCGGTATCGCCCAGATAGTACCGAATTGGTGGATTACTATTACTTCAATTGGATTGAACCCCAGTACGTTATGCACGTACCATCAACACGGCATGACATCGCCCGTATCCTCCAATCTGGTAATACTACAGGACGACAGGGAGAAAATCCCCCTGCTGTTTCCGGAACACCTGCCGATTATGTTGCCATCGGGGAGTACCAAAGTGGTGCGCTTGGTGGTAGTCAAAACTCGCCTAGAGACGGGAGATTATCAGGTACAAGCATCCGACCAGAGATTGATCTCAACCTCTCCACAGAGGATAGAGAGCGTTTTGAGAGAGCCTTCACAGCCTTTATCGCCACCCACGAAGCCAGACAATACGATTCACAGTCGGTACTTGCTAGAGGGGCACAGGGCACAGGTAGTGATAGAGCGGAAGCGGGGGCTGGACGAGATCAGCCAGAACTGTCTCAACCCATCCAGACGGGTACTGTTCGAGAACGAATTGAAGAGGCTCCGAGCCGGGTGGAAACACCCAGTCCTGTTTCTGGAGGGGAATCACGCCCAGTACCTCAAGCCTACAACGTCCAATTCTGAACCCTATAAGGGGTTAGATGTTTTCCTTGGCCTTATGGTTGCCTACGATATCCCGGTCCACCTCCTCCAAATGACTACCCCGGATCAGAGGAGGGCGGCTGGTGAATGGGCGGCACGCCTCTTGATTCGTGGAGCATTGAATGGCTAGTCCTCTTGTATACAACGATATTGTCTGTGACCCCTCCAACGAGGGTATCAGCATTTCGGTGGGGGGTAGCCCCCTTATCGTCCTCAACCGTAACTCTAAGGCCGCTAATACCTACGCTGATCCGTGGGCGGAAGCCGCTGGCTCGGATAGTAACGGGGCCAACGTCATTATCGTCCCCTGTAACTACGCCTCTTATCTAGACCTCTACCACATCTGGGGCAATGCCGACTCCCCATCTACCGCCCCCGTCGTGCGAGTGTGGGGTAAGCTCCGCAACCGCAATGCTGGTGGGCAAGATCAGTACTCCCCCTACGACGTTAATCAAACTGTCTTCCCCAATTCCGCCGACTGGTGGGTCCCCCTCCTCGATCCCTCTCCCCCTGAAGCCGCGACCAATGCCTACGAACTAGATATGGGTACCGCTAATGTTGGCACCTATGCTGCTGGTGGCACAGGCATACTCCTTAGTGTTCCCCGTAAGGTGTTCTGTGGGGGTGTAGAACGTATCATGGTTCTCGTACAGACGGCGGGGAATCAGACCGAAGCGGGTGTGATTGCAGGCCACTTTATTCGTTAAGGAATGCAATGACTACTAATAAATCCTCCGATCTGAAAATCTCTAATCTTACTCTGCGATGGTTCGCCTTGGCTATGGCGGTGTGTTCTTTCGTGGGGGTACCCCTCGCCTACGTTTCGGCAGACCAAACCAGTAAGGCCACCACAGAAGCCCGTATAGTGATCTTGGAAGCAGCCAAGAACCAGAATGATGCAAGGTGGGAGGGAATGAACAACCACCTCACCGAGATTGAGAAAACCCTATCTCGCATCCAAGGTATCATGGAAACCACAAACAAGCAGAATCCCTAATGGCCCCTCTCTCCCACATCCTGATAGCATCCACAACCATCTGGATGGGTGCCTGCCAGTCAGGTACTCGTGAGATCACGGTCTCCAACAATCAGGTGCGTACCCTTGCGGCCTCCTCTGAAGCGGCGGCGGATCGCATCCTTTCGCGGGAGCCTGACCCCTTAACTCAGGTGGATGCAGAGACGATTAAGCAAGATCAAATTGCCATTCAAAGGCAGACAGACCATATCTCTGAGCAAATCCCAAAGGTGCGAGACAATGTTCCTTGGTGGGCCACTACCCTTAAGTGGGTGGCGATGGCCGTGTGTGTTGTTGGGGTGCTTGGTGTCCTCTGGTATACGGGAATCGGTACAGTTATCCGTAGCTTTATCTATGGATTGGGTCTCCTTATTCCTAAGTGGGCCCACCGAGAGGCTAAGTTTGATGTAGAGGCGATCAGTACTGGGGTTGCTCCACCCATCCAGAGAGAGGCTATCGCGGCTAAGCGGGCTTCTGACCCAGCTTATGACGCGGCTTTCATTCAAGCCAAGCAGGTAGCCCTTACTGCTAGGCCCGGCTATACTCTTTCGCCTGCAATTCCTGTTGAAAAAGTAAGTAGAAAGTAATATGGCCCTGTCAAATGCTTACTTGGTTGACCCCAATCCTGAAGAGGCCGTTAGGCTTTCAGCCCTAATTAACTTTAGCGATGGCACAGGAGATGCCCCTTCGGGTGTGGTTCCTGCCATCGCTGCCGACCCAGATGACTTCTTCACCAATGGGGAGACCTCTCCTACCGAAGCCGACTATGCGATGGATAATCTGATCGCATTGGGGATCAAGAGGGTTACCTTTAATCGCCCCTTTGGTGATTGGGATGCGGCAGGTGCTTTGGCAAATTGCCCCGGCCACTACCCTTTTAACTATCCGGATGCTACTGCGGGAGGTACCCTCAGCGTTACTCCTCGAAATCAAGTTCAAAGTGAGGCGGCCTTTGGCGGCACCTCCTACACAGACGCACTTAAGGCTGCCTTTGATACGGTTGCTCGTTCTGGAAGTCTTTATGGTGCCGCTGCATACCTAAGCCCAGTTGCCGCTGTTGCTGCCATCGACGACACCACCCTAGACTCATACAGTAAGTTCATTCGTGACTTGAATCTTGATTCGATCTACGATGTGATGTCGGTCATTAGCCACACTGGGACAGCCCCTCCCTACTTCATGGGGTCTAATCTGTTGGGTTATTGGGAAGCGGATCAAGCCGCCTACCAATCCAGCGGTTCGGGTACCCCAGCCACTGCAAACGGTAATGTGATTGACCACTGGAATAGCCTTTCAGGGTCTGCGGTTTGGACCCAAACAACCAACGCTAATCGACCAACTATTAAGCTACCCGGCATCAATGGCAAGCCCTCGGTCCTCTTCAATGGTACCTCAAACCGCTTCACACTAGGTACTCCTCTCTCACCGGGTGCCGCTTTCACCATTACGATGGTGGTAAAGCCCACTGCCAATGACACGATCCTAATGTCTGCCGCCGCCGCAGTAACCAATAGGCAGGTACGCTTCAACGAAGGGGCTGCGGGTCGCATCAGCATCTTCGATGGCACCAACGTAACGGTAGCTGCCAACTCATCCTTTACAGCGGGGGCGTGGTCGATTGTCCGCTTCCGTCACACTGGAACCATCTGCCGAATCTTCGTCAACGGCACTGAAACAAGCTACTTTGGTGCAAATAACGCCGAATCTAACATGATCCTGTCTATGCTGGGAGCCTTTGGTAACGGTGGGGCTTCTACCTTCTTCGATGGTGAGTTGGCTGCACTCGCCATCATGAATGCCAACTGCACAGATAATCAAATTCAACTCATTGAAAAGTATTGGGCTGGTAAGTACGCCCTTTCTGTGGCAGGAAGCCCTACTCTTCCCCACGTTGCCTACATCAATCGCCTCTTTACAGGCTATGGTCGTAAGGCATATCGTGAAGATTTCAACTATCGGACAATCACTGAACTTACGGATTGGGACACCAACGGTGGTGGTATCCTTACGGTGTATAGTCACCTTGCTTCATCCCTCGCTTCGGCTGCTACTAAATACACCAAAGACAGTATCGGTACTGGGCAACGTGCTCGGGTGATGATCCTCAACGACGGGCAAACCCCCGCCGTGCGAACCGCCCGCATGTTGGAAGTGGCGGCATTAGGATATGATGTAGACCTTGATTTTGGTGGATTCACGACTGCCCAGATCACTAATGCCATCAACCAATTTGTTTCTGCTACCGCCGGTGTGTCTAATATTGGGTTGTGGCCCCAACTCGCCCGCCTTCGTGGCTCGCAGAGATGGCCAGTACCTCCCCGGTGACTTGACCCATCCAGACTGTGTGCCATAATGAAGCTCTCCCGAACCGGGACATGGAGCTTCTCGTATGACAATCAATCTTCCCGACTTGTCTGGTCTTGCACTTAATGCCCAGCAGAAGGAAGCCTTCCTCGCGGGGTATGCAATGGGTATTGTGGACATCAATGGAGACGGCAATCTCAACATCCTCGACTACACTGACTTCAACAACACCGCCCAAATCCCCCTCACCTTCTTCTCCAAGTATCGTCCCATCGTCTCCGGCGGCGTCTCTGGATCGGGCTCTGGTTCTGGCAGTGGCCTTAGCGGGGCCGGTGGCTCGGGTGTCTCCGGCCTCTCCGGCAGCGGCTCTGGGTCAGGCAGCGGGTCAGGAAGCGGATCGGGGTCAGGTAGTGGGTCCGGCTTGTCCGGTGCAGGAGGGTCAGGAGTCTCTGGCGTCTCTGGTTCGTCTGGGTCGGGCCTTGGCGGCTCAACGGGCAGTTCAGTTGGATGGACCGATCTGACTCTTCCTGTAGGGGCCCTCGCCTTCTACGTCTCCTCCTCCACAGGTAGCGACAGCAACCCGGGCACCATCTCACAACCCTTCGCCACTGTCTCAAAGGGGTTGCAATCCCTCCGAGACGGGCATCCCGACCAGTGTCTCCTGAAGTGTGGAGATACCTTCAACCTCTCAGATCAGATCACTCTCAACAAGTCCGCGAACTCCTCCACTCAATACATGGTGCTTGGTGCTTATGGCACAGGCAACCGCCCCAGAGTCCGCACTCCGGGACACGGTATCTTCGGCGGTACTTCTGCACCCCGTAACGGGTTTGCGATTGTTGATCTCGACCTCGCACCCAACTCCATCACCACTGGCGAAAACGGTATCACCTTCCTCGGCCAAGGTTCCAATCGTTGGGACAACGTGCTGATCGAAGGCTGCTATATCTCAGGCTACTCAGCAGGCATTGTTGCCCAGACCATCGTGGATGGGGACACCTACACCGGCCTCAAGATTCGCCGCAACGTCATTGTCGATAACGACAACAGCGGTGGTGGCCACGCCCAAGGCATCTTCCTTGGCGGGTGTGTGGATTGGCTCGTCGAAGAGAACGTCCTCGACAACAACGCCCGATCTAAGGCGGACATGTTCTGCCATAACCTCTACATCCACCAGCTTTCTGGCCCCGGCATCTTCCGTGGTAACATCTCCTCACGGGCCTGTTCACACGGCGTGCAGCAGCGTCCGGGCGGCGTGATGGAAGACAATCTCTACCTCCAGAATCCCATCAACTCCTACATCGGTATGAGTGCCATCGGGATTCCGGCCAACACCAACTACGTCCGGCGTAACGTCGCTCTGGATGGTCGAGACATCAATAACATTGACCGGCGTGGTTCCGCCTTTGAGATGAGTGATGCCCCCAACTACGTTGTTGAATACAACGTCGCTGCCCATCAGGTCTCCGGAACCGATGCCATCACCGCCTTCGACTTCTCTGACTGCAACGCTATGCAGATTCACCACAACGTGGTGTACGACTGGAAGGCCCCCAATGGCGAAGGCTGGGCCACTGCATTCCAATGGGATAACGGCGGCTCAGGCACTGTCGTGTTCGAGAACAACAAGGCGTTCATGCCCAACCACGGCATGTGCGTACGCCATGAAGGTCGTGCCCTCTCGGCACAATTCACCTATCGAAACAATCGTTACTGGTCAACAAACCCCGCCACGGGCTACCAGCAGTTCTCTTCTTCCTCAGGCAATGGCGGTGATTTTGCGTGGTGGACTGCCCGAGCAGGTGAGTCCGGGTCCACCTTCTCTAATCCCGGTTCCTACAACGTCACCATCGCAGCCTATCAAGCCTCCATCGGCGTACCGGGCGATCTTGCATTCTTCCTCTCTAAGGCCCGCCTCCAACGCAAGGGTGCATGGGATGCCCGCTACACCTCCTACAACGTCAACGCTTGGGTCCGCACTCAAGTAGGTATCTAAGCCTCCTCCTGCCTCCGATAGACCGAAAGGTTGGTCGGAGGTTTTCTATTCCCCGAAAGGAAATCCAATGGGCAAAGGCTCATCTCCCCGGCCTGTGAATAAGCAGGTCTTCAACGACAACTTCGACGCAATCAATTGGAAAGGACACGAAATGCCCGCCGACAATGTACCCTCAAAAGGGATCGTAGGTTCCCTGAAAGTAGGGACTAACTTCACCGCTGAGGATGGTCAACTCTACCAAGTGCTCGATCAGAGCGACGCTAAGGGAACTCTCTGCCTCCATCGCAACACAGACACCAAATCAACCTTCTCTAAAGAGAAGCTGGTAACCCCCCTCACCACCCTCCTCTACTCAAGTGGTGTATGAATCTACCCATCCAGACACGACGACCCCCGCTGAGGGCTTCCGACTTTGAGATGTGTCTCACGGACCCCTTCATGTATTTCCTCCGCGTCCGCTGTGGCCTAACCCCCCTCCTCTCCCACAGCAAAGCACTCTCCCGAGGCTCATGGTTCCACAAAGCCCTCGAATCAATGGAGGAGCAACCCGAAATCCGCAGCCAGAACTACTGGATTTCTATTAACCTTCGGCTCGACGAGCTTAAGAAAGCCGCCCAAGAAATGGGTATCTCGTCAGAAAAACAGCAATGGATTTCTGACCACACCATGCAGGACGCACAGTGTGCCCTCGCCTACTTCGAGGCTACCTCCCAAATCTCTGCCATCCCCTATCGGGGCACCTACCTCACCTTCCCCCAGTACTTCGCCCTCTCTCACTGGAAGCTGCTCGCCACAGAACTCCTCCTCTGGGATGGGGAATCCGCCTGCCAACTTGACAGGCTCTACCTCGATGTCCCCCAGAAGAAGCTGTGGATTCTCGACGCCAAGACCTGTGACTGTCTTCCCGTCAATCGGTTGCAGACCTGCCCCATTGAGTTCGCCACCCCACACTACCTCTCTATCCTCAACAACCTGCTCCCCCGTGTACTGGAACATTTCAATCTGGATGGGGACATTACAATTGGCGGAATGATGCACCTCGCTGTTCAGAAGGCAGGCATCGAATTCTGTGGTGAAGACCGCGACTTCGTATGGGAAGAGTACACCCTAAAGAAGGGAAAGCGGAAAGGGCAGATCGAGATGCGAAAGAACTTCACATCCGATGAACCCGTCTTCAGCAACTACGTATCTCGTGTAGGCCGCTGGTATAAAGGTGAGATGGAATACCTAGACAAGCAGGCTGAACGCACGGAGAACCCCCCCGTCAACATCTCCTTCACCACCTTCTCTTCCGCCCTAGACAACAATAACGGGCGGTATGCTCGCTACCTACAACGACGTAGGCTGTTGGCTAGCTACGCCCAGTGTGAAGCTACAACCTCTCAACAACTGGACACCTTCGCTCAGAATATCCAATCTCTACGAGAAGGGGACAAGCTCTCTGCCTATGCTCCCTTCTACCTCTGCCCTGTTGAGCAGTGGGAAGAGATCATCGTCCGAGGCAACTTCATTCAATCATTTCGTAACCCTGAGATCGAACCTTCGACTCCCCCCTTCGTAGGATCACCTAATGCCAACAACCTTCCAACCGCTGTATGACCGAATCATTGTTCTGCGTGACGACGTAGTGGGACGTACCGAAGCAGGTATCATTCTCCCAGATGCCGCTAAGGAACCTCCGAATATTGGTGTCGTCGTCGAGTGTGGAGAGGGTCGCCTCTGCACAAACATTGATTACTTTGAGGCGGAGAGCAGCACCAAAATCAGATGCCACGTTGAGCCCCTTCGCGTTTCAGTGGGGAACCGTGTGATGTTCCAAAGTTATGCTGGGACAGAAATCATGGATCGTGCAAGCGGGAAAATCCTACTTCTGATGAAAGAGGATGATGTACTGGCTATCATCCACACCACACCCGATGCTCCCACCCCAGTAGAACCTCCTGCTAACAACACACTCGGAGACCCCAATGAGTAAGGCCGCAAAGTTGACACCTACCACAAAGACTAAGACAGAACGACTTGCGGGTATCCATAAGGGTAATCCCTTCTTCCCGTATGTTGATTCGATCTTGCAGGGCTTGGTGAAGCCGACCATCCTCCGCCTCATCAGCGAGGCGAAAGAGCCGGTCACCTCGAAGAAGCAAATCTACAAGCTCTACGTGGTGAACACCGGACACAAGCCGAGTGAAGCTCTCTTCAATCAATGGCTGAAGTACCTTCAATTCACAATGGTTACAAAGCTGCAAGTGCCAACACCCATCCAGAAGATGATTCGGGAATCTACTCTACAAGAGCAGGCACCTGCATCCACGGCATCTAAACCCCGTCCACCCAACGCAGTACCTTTCCTCACCCCTCTTGAGGATGCTGTAGAGGGGGAAGCCGGATGGGACAACATGAAGCAGCGTCCCCAGCAGGTTGCGGGACAGGCAGATGCGGAACTCCGCGAACTACTCCAACGAGGTTCTGAATGAGCACAGCTACCGCAGGGCACACCCTCGCTACTGGCACGACTCTTGCTTCCAAGTTTGGTAGCTTCGGTATTGCCAACAAGCGAATGATTAAGCCGCTCGAACGATTGTTCGGGCACATCTTCGGAAGGGCCAACAGTGGAAAAACCTCCCTCTTCTCCGGATACCCCGGAGCCCTTATCATCAACTGCGATGGCTCTTCTACTCCAGTACCGTCCGCTGACGCCCCTCCCCCCGTCGCCCAATTTTTTCCGGGATTCAACGACGCAGGTCAGCCAGTGGGCGTTGATGGGCAAAGCCTTATCCTCAATTGGGCGGCAATCGAGAAGCTCCGCGACAGTCTTATCGAAGCTGCCGTTGCGAATCGTCCTAGGCCGACGACTATCGTCTTGGATTCGGTCATGTCGGCGATGGCTCTCATCAAGGCTCACCTCGTCGAGATCGACAAGGTTAAACCCAACCGACAGCACGTTAAGGAATGGACAGACCTTCACGGCGAGGCAGCTTGGGAATCCCTCTATTCACGCCTTGCCCAGTTTGCGTCCTCTCTCCTCCCCCACTATGGGGTTTGGTTCATCACCCACCTCTCCGATAAATTCCGAACCGATGGTGGTGTCGAGCGTAAGGTACTCGAACTGACCACTCCTCCGGGATTCCTCCCTCGCTTCAATCCCCTATTCGAGCTTGCCATTGGAACGGAAGCTCGCCTTTCCCCGAAGACTGAAGAAACCGTGACAATGTTCCAAGGGAAACCCCTCATCAACAAGGTTACGGTAATGAATAAGAAGGTGTTCTTGACAGGGGAGACCCCTGATCTCGTCAACATCTACAAGCATCGCATCGCTCTCCCAATAAGTTTGGAGCTACCTCCCGGAAAAGAATGGGACACGCTCGCCGAAGCCTATCGTAAGGCTGCGGAACCTAAGGTCGGTTAGTTTTGGAGTCTCTGTAATGACACAAGTTTCTTCTCTCCCCAACGAAATCCTGAATGCCTTCGCATCTTTCAATCAAGACTATGCGAACTCTGCGGCATCAACTGGCTCGGTTATCCGGCCCCCGAAGGGAGAATGGAGCCAGCGAGTCATCGACATCAAGATCGAGACTACTGGCCAAACCATCTCTGACAACACGGGTGCTAAGTACGCTGCTAACAAGATCGAGTTTGTCTACCAGTGTATTGGCGATCAGCCCCCCGGCCAGCAGCCCGATCTCAAGTGGCCCGGTGCCCGCTTCCTGCTGCCCAAGCAGGCCATTAGCAGCCTCCCCGGCCCCGACGACAAGGGCATCCGGGCTCAGGTCCGTATCGGTACGGAACGCCTCAAGGGGATTCTGGCTGCCATCCTTGGCAGTGCCGCGACCGACAACCTCATGGCCGATCTTGGGGCCGCGTACGCCAAGGTGAAAAATCCGGCAGAGGTAGTTGCCTTGAAGGTGAAGTGTTCCTATCGTACCTACAAGAATAAGCAAGGCAACGAAGTCGAGGCCTTTGAAGAATTCGGTGTTTGTGGTATGTCCGGTACTTAAGTTTGACCCATCCAGATGGCCCTGTATTTCTCAACAAGGGATACAGGGCCCACTCTTTAGGGCCAGTCGCAGGTGCCCAGAACTTACAGCGACAACTCCTTTCGCTCCCCGGCTCAATCAAATGGGCCGGGGGGTTTTATGATCGAGCCTAAGTTCCAAGCTACCATGAGGCTCACTATCCTCAATACGGCAAAGCTACGTTCATTACGTGAAAATCCAATCCCCCCCGAACAAGAAGACCTGCTCCAAGAAAGCGAAGATGTTTCCAACTCCATCAAACACGATGTACTTGGAAATCGTAATGCTATTCTCCCCTCCGACTACCGACAGATGTGGGAAGCCACTATCCGGTGGTGTGCCGAAGAACTCCTCATTTGTCCCCCTCTCCCCGACCTGAAAGATATGTATGACAACCACTGATACCACCGCCCTTCCTCCCCCCTCTCTCGAACATGCGGTGAATCGCCTCACTGTGTTCCACAAAGCTATGGGTCACCCTGCCCCCGAACGACTCACCTCAGGGACTCCTGCTCAGCGGCTCTTCCGCTGTCGCCTCATCATCGAAGAACTCGTAGAGTTCATGTGTGGTCTTGGGGTTAAGGACCCTGCAATGTTGATCGACGACATCCTCGATCATATGGAGAAGCGTCACTCCACAGAGATCGACCCCGAAAAACATTTCACTGACGAAGTAGATATGGTGAGCACTGCTCACGAACTCTCAGATGTGATGGTGGTTTGTATTGGTGCCGCAGTCTCTATGGGTATCCCCATCTCCTCCTGCTTCGATGCCGTCATGGATTCCAACATGACCAAGCTCGGACCTGATGGTAAGCCCCACTTCCGTGAAGACGGTAAGATTCTGAAGGGCCCTAACTACAAGAAGCCACAGATCGCTCCGCTCCTCTTCCCTAATTGATTATCTGGATGGGTCCTCTACAGTTGCCTCCCATCTAGGAGTTTTGTTTACATGCCGACTATTAACGGTCGTTCCCAAGCAGTAGCCTTTCGTACCTACCAACGCCCTCTCAACGAGGCAGGTACACAGTTTGAGTCTTGGGACGACGTAGCTTCACGTTGCTTCGATCATCAGTGGAATCTTTGGGAGAACACTGGAAGGACCCCCGATGAATACGAACTCTCCGAACTCCTCACACTTATCCAACAGAAGAGAGGACTCCTTTCCGGACGAACCCTTTGGTTGGGTGGCACTGATTATGGTCGGACTCGGGCTTGTTCTAATTTCAATTGCTCCTATTTGCGACTCGGAACAGTCTACGATATCGTGGATGCCGCTTGGTTGCTTCTTAATGGCTGTGGGGTTGGTGGTAAGCCCATCCCGGGGACGCTCCACGGCTACCTTACCCCTATCAAAACTGTGGAAGTGGTGCCGTCGATTCGGTCGAAAGACTATAAGGGACGACAGCACAACATTGAGTCATTTGAGAACGGTGAGTGGAGAATCTCTTGCGGAGATTCGGCTGAAGCTTGGGCAAAACTTATCGGTAAACTACTCAACCCTCCAACCAACCGCATTACCCGGCTTGTCTTGGACTTTACAGAAGTACGTGGGGCTGGATCACGCCTTAGAGGATATGGATGGATTTGTAATGGTTCACGACCGCTTATCGACGCGGTGCTACGGATTCACGAGATTCTAAATAGAAAGGCAGGGCAGCTACTCGATGAAATTGACATCTTGGATATCTTCAATCATATCGGCACTGTTCTTTCCTCAAGACGGTCCGCTGAGATTGCCCTCCTCGACTACGGCTCACCCCGCTGGCTCGAATTCGCAGAAGCCAAACTCAACTACTGGGAAGACGGCAACGAGCACCGCCGCCAGTCCAACAACACCCTCCTCTTCTGGAACCAACCCAATTCTGGCACGATATCCGGACTACTTCATTCAGCCCTCCACGGAGGGGACCCGGGTTTCGCTAACGGAGAAGCTGCACGACGGCGTGCCCCTTGGTTTGATGGATGTAATCCATGTGCTGAAATCCTACTGCCTTCCCGGGGATTTTGTAACTTGGTCACTGCATGTGTCCCGGCCTTTGGAAAAGACCTTGCAAGTCTTGAGAGGGCCATCTACCTACTCGCAAGAGCAAACTATCGACAGACTTGCGTGGACCTCGACGATGGACTTCTCTCCCCTGAATGGGACCAAACCAATCAAGCCTTGCGACTCTGTGGCACTTCCCTCTCCGGACTAGCCCAAGCAGAATGGTTGACCGACTATGACATCCATCGTCTACGAAACGCAGCTACAACAGGTGCCTACTCTATGGCCGACGAATTGGACCTACCAAGGCCCAAGGCTGTTACAACAATCAAGCCAGAGGGAACTAGCTCAAAGGTATTTAATTGCACAGAGGGAATACATAAACCGCTTGGAAGATACCTCTTCAATTGGATCAACTACTCTAAGCACGACCTCCTCGTTGAGGCCCACCGCACGGCGGGTTACACTGTCATCGACAATCCGTACGAGCAGGACAATGCTCTCATCTGTTTCCCGGTGGACTACAAAGGTGTTCGCTTGGGTGGTACGCCGGAGCGTCCGATCAATACGGACTCTGCGGTTGTCCAACTTGAACGCTATAAGAGGTGGGTGACCCTTTGGGCCGATCACAATGTCTCCTGCACTATCTCGATGTCTAAGGAAGAGATTCCCGAAGTCACCGATTGGCTACTTAAGAACTGGGATAACTACGTTGCAGTTTCCTTCCTACCTCGCACTACAAACCTTACCGCAAAAGAAGCGGGACATAAGTACCTACCTCAAGAGGTCGTGTCGAAAGATCAGTTTGATGACTATTCCAAAGCTCTACGGCCCGTTGACTACACTGGCGTCACAGGTATCCACGATCTCACCTCCGCCGATTGTGCCAATGGCGTCTGTCCAGTCCGCTAGCATCCCCCCTATCCTCTTCATCGGAGCGGCCCTTGTCCTCACCTACACCCTCATCTCCCACACCCCCGGCCCCCGCTACAAAGAAAGAATGGCCCTGTACCGTAGTAGGCCTCCGTGGTCTGGCGGGGGCAGGTAAGACCACCATCCAGAAACACCTCTATATAACAGCAGCTTCTCGGAGAACCCATGTAAATGGGAGTGCTCCCTTCATCTCTAAATACTCAATGGCACAACCCATTAGGGAATGTCTTGCAGTTATTGGGGTGAGCAAAGAGACCCATCCAGAAATGTACCGTAAGGGTGCCCAATGGATCGGCACAGAACTCTGCCGTACCGAAGACCCCGACTGGTGGATCAAGCGAGCCAAAGAGCATCTCAAACTCACCATCGTCGATGATGTGGTAGTGATCGACGATATCCGCTTCCCCAACGAAGCCGACCTTTGCGATCTCGTCTTCTATATCGAACCAGAGTTCCCACCACTCGACCTAGGCAACCACGGGCAACATGCCTCCGAGCAATGGAACCTTTCAAAGGAAGGCCGCATCGACGCGACCATTAAGAATGTCCACCACAAACCCAGCGATGCCGTTGACGCCATCCTCTCCCACATCTCTACCTATCTTGAGTCTAAAGTTCACGGGGGAAATCCGTCCACCAAAAGCGGGTGAGTACGCCGAGATGAGTTTCAACTCTGGCATCATCCTTATGATCGACGACGGTAACGTCCCCCGTCGAATCTACGAACCAGTCTTCCTACAGGAAAAGCCTCATGCCTAGCGTCTATCTTTGCGGAACCATGAATGACAACCCTAAGTGCATCGAGTGGCGTAAGCAGGCCACCGACTTCCTTGCCAAGGCCGGTATCTCCGTCCTTGATCCCTGCCGCAAGAAGGGCCAGAAGGAATGGTCAACCAACGGCTTCGAGGGCCCCGGCACCATCTACGATCACGGTGCCTTCGTAGCCCGCGATGACACCGACATCCAGAACTGCCAAGCCCTCCTCATGTATTGGTGGGGTGAGCCGGGTCGTCAGTCCGTAGGCACATGGATGGAACTTGGCTACGCCAAAGCCTTCGGCAAGCCAATGGTCGTCGTCGATATCACCGACACCTACCTCAAACACCCCTTCGTCTACAAGAACTCCGCAGCAATGTTCAAGGACCTCGACTCCGGCCTCAAGTACCTCGACTGGCTCCTCGGAGAATAACGAATGACTCTTCTATATGACGAGCCAGCCACCAAAGAAGATACTTGCTTTGAGTGTGTAGGTAAGGGCTTATTTGTGTTGTTTGTCTTAGTTATTATCGTCGGCACAATTATTAAGGATAGCCACCAATGATCCACCATGGGGTGTCAAAATCCTCTGGACTCCACACCAAGTAGCAGTCGTCCCACTCATCTTCGGTTTCGGGCGGGTCGTCGTCGGGGTCTTGGCTTGGGGGCCTTGAGAATGTCTTGCAACTGATAGGGGTGCAGACCTTGCACCAAGAGCGGGTCTTCCTCATGTTGCTTACCCCCCGGATATCGTTTCAACTCAGCAGCCCATTCCCGGCCACTGTTGAGATCGTAGGTAAGCTTAGCTTCGATAGCCACCATCGCCTGTCCCCACATCAGCGTGCTATTACGCCTCATGTAGGGAGGATTACTAGGCCCTAAATGCCCTGCGTTCATATACCACCATGGGAGGGAAACCTTCTTGGTCCGCATACACTGAGTTACTTCAATAGGTCTATGCGTGTGTGCCCTCACCAATAGGAGATTCGGATGCCCACCCATCAGGTTGGCGATCTCAATAGCCTCCAACTCATCAGAGTTGGAACTGATATCGAACCCGTGCCAGATACACACTTGTCCTATCTTAGTGACCCCCTTCGCACTCCGATGGTAGGGGACCCACCACCACTTGCCCCACTCCTTACTGAGGTCTGGATCACGAGTCCAATGCCCGAGCCGGGCCAACCTCTTAGGTATTGGATTTGTGGAACCGGGCTCCAGCCTAGCCTCATGGTTTCCATCATGACGGATCAACCGGACTTTACTCCCCACAATCCCCCGAATCATCCGACTCTGCTTAGCGACGCACTCGTACTCCTCATTCTGATCGTGCTCGTAGTTCTCCGCATGGGACGACGCCGCATCCATGTCTAGCCAATCTCCCGGCTGTACCACATGGGTCAACCTCCCAGTATCCGCCATCCCCTGCAACTCAGTCATCGCCCATTCCCACACCTTCGGCGGCGTGATCGGAGCATGAATACAAGGAAGCACCGCGATCAACGCATCGTCCGATTGTTTGGTCTTCTTACTCACTGAGAGAAGTCTCCGAAGGTCCCAAAGGGCGAATCCGATTTAGGCTGTGTAGGCAACGGATGCAACGACTTAATTGTTCGTTGCAACTGTTCTACGATTGCCGGGTCCAAAGGTTTGCCACCCATCCTAGATGGGTCCCTCGCCTTGCTGCTCATGTTGTTCCGCAGGATATCCGCACTCACATTGAACCGACTCGGCTGAGTCGCCAGCATATCCAGATACTGCTTTCGCCCTGCCTCCGGAATCCTCTGTGCAATTCTCTCACTCTTCGGGGTCATCCTCAACTTCTGAGCGGCCATCAACTGGCTCTTCGTCACAGTCAGCGGGAACCCAAACCGATTCTCCATATCCCGAGCGATTGATTCCGCCCCCATACTGTCACCATTCAACAGCTTCCCCATATACCGGGTGCGGTAATCCTTAATCTCATCACTGTTGCTGGCCAGCATCTTATCAATCTTGCCGGTCTCACCACCCGCCCCAAGATCAGCCCCCACTCCCTTAGCCAGCAAAGAACTCACCGGCTGGAAGTCAATCAGGCTCCCATCGCTCTTATACACCCCAACATTCCCCTCCGGAGTGGGGTGTGCCCAATCGGCATACGTCTTCTGCCCCGTCAACACCCCGGCCCAAGTAGGCAATTCAGGTGCCACCCCCACAGCCTTGCTCAACGCAATCCCGCCGGGAATGAACCGAGGCAGAGTCTGCTTCAAGAACTCAAGATCACCCGTCTCAAGGAACTTACCAAAGGTCTTCGCCACATCCAAGATCGGCGGAGCCGGGATGATCCCCCCATCTCCCTTATCATCAATGAACTGCTGTGGCCACTGGAACGCCGACTGAGCAAACAACCCCCTACTCAGATCAGCATGGAGAAGGTTCTTCCCCATCTCAAACCCAAGTGCCGAGATCGCCATACCTCTCATCATATCGTGCGCGATAATCCCCACTGGATGGGTCGTCTTGAATCCCGTCACACCGAACTTACGCATCGACCCGCCCATCTCAGGGGCGGCATCCAACAGCGTAGTCAACGCACGAATCGGGTAGTGGGTAAACTGCCTCATGAACGGCACGGTTCCCAACCCACCCAACTTCGCTAGCCCTGGATTATCCGTCTGGAACATTGGCGGCGTATTCAAGAAGTCCATACCAAACTGCGTCGCAGCGTTCATCCTTCGCACATCGTTCTTCACCACACCCATCGCCGTCCCACGAGCGGTATGGAACTCCTCCGTCGCATGTGCAATCACACTACGGTTCAGCCACTCCACTTTCTGGAACGGGGCCATGATCGTCTCGAAGAACGCATCCCCAACACGGCTAGCCCTTCCCGGTGCCGCCCTCGCTGACAACGCATCAATGGTCTCTTCGGCCCCTCGCGTGATCCCTAGGAAGTCTTCCCCATCCAGATCGGCCCACTTGAAATGCTTACGGGCGAGAGCACTCTGCTCTTCAGGAGTAATCATCCTGTGCCCATAAGTACTAATGCGATCCTTCATGTAGCTACCAAGCTCGTTGAACGCTTTCCCATACCCCTTAATCACATTATCCACACCCAGCCAGTTGGCACCATAGAGCCACGGCTGCATCCCATTCAACACGGCACTACTCAGGTTCGCACCGAGGTGGCTCATATAGAGCAGCTTCGTCAGCCCCCTACCCACACCGCTCCCCACCTCATTCCCAACCTCTCTCTCCGCATACTCCCTCATTCCCTGAATCACCCGCTGCCCAGTACCCCCCAGCCTTTCAATCCCCTTGCCCAACATCGAATCAGCGAACGCCCCAGCCGCATCCTTCGATGCGATCATACTGGCCTTCGCCAACACATGATTCGTAGTGCTCCTCCCCGTACTCGCAGGAATCACAAGGTGCATCAACGTATCTCGCTGATAGCTACCCGGCATCAACGCATGAGACTGGTACATCGCATCGGCCAGATTGAACCCACCCCACGGGGCCTCATCCGGACCAACCGTCGTCATATCCGTATCAATCGGCACCGCCTTAGCATTAGGATTGCTGGCGTTCCTACGGAACTCCTCTGATCCCTGCTGCACATGTGTGGCTCCAGCAGCCTTACGCTGCCGTAGCATCTCCTGCATAGCCACCGTAGTCTCATCATTCAGCGGGGTCATCCCGTACGCATAGGTCTCAGCCGTACTCTGGAAGTGCTTAGCCAATCCCTCCGCCACATTCATACGTTGAACCGTGACATTCCTACCCTCATCAGCGGCCATCCTCATCATCTTCTCAACCTTCTGAATCCGGCCCAACTCCCCCGGCTTCCCTAGGAAGTCCTCAGACAAGTGTCCGTTGAAGGTATCCGCCACCCACTTCAAATCATCTGGATGCAGCAACTCATCAGCCCTCGTCCTCAACACAGACGAGCTAGGCATACGGAACGCCCGGCCCTGCTTATTCCCAATGAAGTTCTCGAACGACATCACCTCACCATTAGGCATGATCGTCTGAGTCACATTGCGAGGGAAGTACGCAGCCCCATCCTCGATGAAGTTGTTGGCCACATGCTTCATCATCCCTACCCACTGATCCTTGCTGAGTGCTCCCTCCTCCATAAGCATAGCCATCTCAGGCCCCATCAGCTTATGAATGAAGTCCAATCCACCCGCAGAGTTCTTGGCCGCTTGCCCGTTGAACAGAGGGTTACCCATCAGGTCGAACGCCTGACCCAGCTTCACCTCATCAACAACCCACTTACCCCCATCCAGCTTGCCATACAACTTGCGACCCTGTGACTGTAGGGTTCCTCGAATGGCATCCCTCAAATCCCCCAGCCCGGGGACATCCTGAATCGCTTGCTCCAGTGCCCCATTCTCAATCTGGATGGGTACAACTGCCTTCGTCATAGCCACATCACCGGCCACCGCCCTCATAGACTTATCTGTTTTGAGCCACTGATTCTGGGTGATCTCCTGCATCTTCCCATCCAGACCGGGGGTAAAGTACTTCACCTTTACATTACCGATGGTGGTTCTACGCTCTTGGTCCCACCCCTCCAAGCTGAGCTTCAGCAGCCTCTGAGCATAATCAGCTTTGGCCTTCTTCACCGAGTTCCCCACCTCATTAGGATTCAAGTGAGGCAGGTCGTTCAACTGAAGGAACCGCAGCTTCGCTTCCTCATATTGGCTAGCCGTCTCCCTAATGAATCCACGATACGCACTCTGAGCCTGAGCCGCAGCCGCAGGAGCCGCCGTCCCATTCAAGGTCTGGAGTGGAGGGGTGAAACCCAACGCTTGCAGCACCCCGGCATGATCCTTCACCGTAGCCAGATACTTACTGGAGGATGTGAAGATAGAGCGAGCCCCACCCGCAAGAGCCTCGGTAGCCGCAGGGGTAGTGAGGGCGAACATCCACACCCACGGGTTGAGTGCAGTATCAATCAAGGTGTTCACGATGCGGTTGTCGCCCGATGACTGCTTCAAGCGAGCAGTGATCGTGTCTCGTTCCAAGGGCGACAATTTGGATGGGTCGAAGAAGTCATTGAGGGCCGTCTCGCTAGAGAACTGCCCATTCATAATCTGGGAGAACAGGGCTCCCGGAGCATCATACGAACTGATTTGATCGAAGCGTCCGGGTTGGAAAGAGACACGACTCATATAAGGCCCCTAAAAGAAAGGTCCACTGGAGCATTACCTCACAGTGGACCGACCCCGACACACACCACAAGGAGTTCGTTTCCTACATCAGGTCTTCTTTGAACGCAGGCGAATTGTGACATTCAAACCTGTGGCGTCCGTTGTAGCTGCTCCCACACGAGAGGCAACAATCGTAGACCCTGCGGGAATCACATTAGCAGTCCGAATGACCGACAACTCTGCTGGTACGTGTGCCGTCATACCGGCGGAGGTGTCTACTCCAGTCGTCAGGGGAGTTCCCGCAGCCGAGATATTAGTCCCGCTTGGAATAGCCTTCAGCGTAAAGACGTTGCTGTCACTAGACAACGCCGTAAGTCGCAGATAGGCATGATCTAGAACAAGGTCCCTGTCACAATAGAGCAAGGGAATATGACTGTCCGCACCGTCCACCGCATCAAGGGGGAACCCAAGATACAGCCAGTCGTCAGGATAATTCGCTGCATCAATACCATTCAAACTTCCATCACCAGCCATAGTAAGCTCCACTACAAGAGGTTCATCAACTCGTCATCAGTCGGCTCAGGTCGATACTTTCCTGTGGCCATGCCCATCGCCAACTGTTCCAGCAAGTCTCCACGCGGAGCCCCACCAAACACTTCAGCCCCCTGCGGCAGCCTACGCCCCGCAAGCACTTCATTGTAGGTATGAGGATCAAGCGCAGCAAGCCTAGCTGTGTTATCCCCCATCACTTGCCGCAGCTTCCTTGCCTTCATCATCTGAAGGAAGTCCAATTCCCGCTGCTGTCCCATCTCCTTCATGGCCCGACCAGTAAAGTCGGTTCCCATATCCTTCGCATAGTTCGCCACACTAGGAGCGAGAATCGCAGTGGTCCCAAGAGTCGTAACGGGAGCAGCCGATACCGCCCTCCCATACCCCTTAAAGGTCTTACCTAGTGCCGACAAAGCTAATTCAAGGGGGCTTGCCATTATTCTAGAATCTTACGCCCTCTATATCGAGAAGCTACTTTAGGTCCGACTAGTGCCCCTACTCCAATGTAGGTGTTGTCTTTCTGTACGACACTCCACACTACCAAGTTCGGCCTGCCTAACGCCCGCCAACCACGATTCTCCCAAAGGAATCTCGTGATCGCCTTACTCGTCAGCGGACCCGTCACCGTCCCCAACCTATCCTCCGGGGTCAGGTTCACCACCTTCACCCCCAACGCCTCCACCAACAACCTCACATCTCCCCCATCAGCCGACACCATTCCTGCCCCCTCAACCCTCGTTAGGTGGCAAAGTGTCTTCGCAATCATCTTCGCAAGTGTGCCGTCAAGAAAGGGTCTCATTACACCCCCGATAATTGCCGCATAGCCGCCATCATTTCCATAGGGCCGGGCGAGTAAGTAGATGCCATAGCCGCGATATTCTGCCGCTTTCCCTGCAACAACTGATCCAAACTCGATTGGTTATAAACCTCGTCCTGTGCCGCCACATGCCCCAGCACCTGATTCCTCTGGTGTGACGCCCGCAGCAACCCATTCAGATTCTGCTCCTCTGATAGCATCTGCCCCTGCATCAACTTATTCCCACCCTCCACATTATCCAAGTAGTTCTCTACCCGCTGCTTCTCCCCCAACCCAGTACTCGCCCCCTCCAACAACTGGGCCAACTGGATAGCCGTCAGCACCCCAAACGCGGGCCCTACAAACTTCCCAGCCTTCCCCAGCACCCCCATCAACCCCGCCTTAGAGAACAGCTTAGAGGCCCCCTTAGCAGCAGCCACTTCCTCCTCAGCCCCTACAAGCCCTGCCAACGAGCTAGGAGGCCCCACCTGCTCTCCGGCATACCCCAGCAGCTTCTGCCCACCCGCACCCCTAATCGGCCTGCCCGGCGTCTGCACAGGCTCCCCAGCCCCCACCCTAACCCCCGGCCCCCCAGTGGTGGCCAACTCAGACTTACCACGAACAGCCAACTCCTTCCCAAAATTCATTGGGGGATACTTCTGGGGGTTATTCATTTCCCTTATATGCTGAGCATACCCAGCAGGGGTAGTAATACCCTCGGACGATCCACCTGCAACCAACGTGGCTAGTTCGCTATGTACCGGGATTGGGGGACGATCATACTTGACGATGGCCGTAGAGGCGAGGGACTCAGCGGGGGCCTTCACAATCTGAGTAGCCTCTAGCTTGGAAGGGATACCAATAGACTCAGCAGCAGCCTGCCCACTCTTAATAGAGTTAGCCACCTTAGGGTTAGCAGCCAGTTTGGACATGGCCACCTTCTCTTCGTAGGCAGCAGCCTGAGCATCAATCGCCTTACGCATCTTCTTTGTAATCGGCACTTCAGGACTAATGGTGACCGAAGGATTACGCAAGGCCCGGGGCCCCACCCTACCCCCTCGACCCCCACCCGTAGCCCCCTGCTGCATACCCAGCCGAGCCATATCTACTTCTGTAGTAGCTTGCGTCTCAACCAGTCCAGCCAATTCACTTCTGCCCCCACCGGCAGTCTTAATGAAGTTCCGGATTACAGCTTCCTTAGCCGTAACCCCGTCAGCCGACCCCAACTGGGCCATAAGCTGCTCAATCTCAGCAGGCTGGAGATATGAGGACGCCAGATCAACTAGCTCCCGAAGCGGCAGGTTATCTACTGGATGAGCCACTTATTACTCTCCACCCTTGGACAACTCAGGAATCAACTTCTCAAGGGCATCTGCATAATCCCACATCCCGAAGCCCTCTTCTTGTGTACGCAAATCTTCACCTGCGAACTGTAGCTTCTGGCCCTGCCGCTTCAAGGCCGCAATGTTTTCTGTGATCTGGGCTGGGGCCTTACTCCCCATGATCCCCTTCGCAGCCTCCAGCAACTGAACAACCTCTTTCGGCTTCAGATTGTGCTTAGCCATCTCAGCCTGAAAGTCCTCAGGACTAATCGCCACTGTTGCACGGGCGGAGACCCATCCAGATAGGGACTTAGCGAAGTCGTCGTTCGGATCACGCAGCTTATTCACCGACACACTATCCACCATGTGCCTATCCAGCACCTGACTAATCCCGGAGATAGTGCCTAGCACCTTCGCCTTCGCTTCCTTCGTGCTCCGGAACATAGAGGAATCCCCACCCTTAACCTTCGAGTAGGCCCCCTCTACATCCCCCAGAGCATCCGCAATCGCATGGATCGCCTCATCCGGCAGGCTCTTCTTCAACTCACCCACTGCCTGATCGAACTTCATAATGCTGTTCTGGCTAACCCCATCATCTTTACCACCCGCCAGATTAGAATGGACCGCAGCCCCCGTCAGGATGAAGTTCTGAATCGCGTTCTTCAATCCCGGAGCATCATGGTTCCCCGTCGCCCCAACCAACTGGGCTGCCAACTTGGCAGACGCAGCCTGAGCAAACGCGGTAATATCCGTACTCGCGGTCTTAATCACCGTAGTATCCGACCCCGCCCAATCCTTAATGTTCGCCACCAACTCCCTCAGGGCCTCGCCACCCACCTTATCAAACTCGCTATCGAAGCTCCAGAAGCTGGCATCGGGTGCCCCCTCATACAGCTTCTCAATCCGGCCCCTAAATCCCGGGTTCTCTTTCGGATCAAGGAACGTCTGCTCCAACCCGAACCGCGACCGCAGAGTTGAGTCATCCCGCAACTGCTTCGAGTGCAGCGACATCTGATCCATCATCTCTTTGATCTTGCCAAGGTCCATCTGCCGGTTGTTCTGCACCATCTGCAACTCAACACCCGCAGCATCCAACGCCATCCCGTTCAACTCAACCTTACGCCTGATCTCATCCCGCTGCCCATTAAACATGGTAGAGGCAGCCGCCTTCGACTTCATCTGCTGGCTCACCAACTGAAGGTGGGCCTGCTTCGCAGCCTTATGGTCTGCAATCAACTTATCCTGCTTCTCGATCAGCTTGTTCTTGTACTCCTGCTGAGCCTCGAACTCCTTATTCCGCTGCTCCATTTCCTTCTGGCCCTGCTCGGCCTGAAACTGCTGATACTTCTGATGCTCACTTGCAGTCGCTTCCAACTGCTCCTTATTCATCTTCTCCTGCGACTTAATCGCTTCCTGCTGAGCCTTCGCCTGAGCATCAATCTGTGCTTTCGCCAGTGCGGCCTGAGCCAAGTTCGACGCGATACCCTGAGCCTGCTGGCCACCACCGGCTTCAATCGGAATAAAGGGAGCAGCAATCCTACTCATGTATCACCTTACTGAAAGTTAAACCCGGCCATACCACGCCCACCCGGCGAGCTAGCCACCTGACCCATCAACAGCAGAGTCGGCAACAGCGAAATCACTGATTCCGGATTGCTCTGAATCTGCTCATACAAGCTATTCTGCCCAGCCATCTGAGCTTGAAACCCGGCCAACTGAGCCCCTGTCCGCAACTGAGACATGAACTGTTGTACTCCCGTGCTCAACTGTGCCAACTCCCGTTGCCCGGCCTGACTCTGCAACCTCTGCCCACTAATAGTAGTACCAACCGAGGCCCGCAATTGTTCGGCCCCCAGCCGCTGAGCATTGGCCCCCTCCAACAAACTGGCCCCTTGAACCCGCACTCCGGCAGCCCCCATCTGCAATCCAGCCGTCACATTCTTCAAATCCGCCAGCGTCTTCTGGGCCTGCTCCCTCAACCCACCCGCAGTCATAGCCACCGTCCGGTTGGTATCCGCCTCCAACTCCCGGCTCGCTTGCATCCGTTCCGCAGGACTCATCATCGTCCCATCCGGATTCAGTCCAGCAGCAATCATCTGCTTCTGCTGTTGAACGTGCTCCCGGAGCCCTGTAATGGTGGCCCCAATCGCATTCTCTGTCACACCCTGATCGTACCCACGCCACGCAGCCTCGCTCTTCCCAACTGCACTATCCGCCGTCTTAATGGCGGACTGTACCATCGACCCAACCCCATTAGCCCCAGCAAGAACCGAGTCGGCCCCCTTATTCGCAGCGTCCATAACGCTCGAAGCACCCGCCTCAAAGTCCCTACTCTGTTGTGCCCCCAACCCCTTAATGTCCCCCAGCAACCCATCCAGACTGGATAGGGAGGTACTGATACCCTGCTGATAGGTCTTAGAGAAGTCCTTCAGGGTACCTTCAGTCCCCTTAATCACCGAATCCAATCGGGTCTTCTGGGCATCCGCTGCCTTCTTCTGAGACCCCAAATCCGCAGCACTGGCCCCAAACAACTGCTCCAGATAATTCGGTGCATCAAACTCCGTATGCCCCGGAATCTGTGCCTTACTGCCCGGGGTGATAAACCCACCACTCGTATTGGGGCCGGGGGGACGCCACTCCGGCACATAGCGTGCCCGCTGACCGGGGAGGCCACTGAATGGATTAAAGGGGGCAGTAAACTTACTCATGGTGCTTGTTCCCCGGACGCCTCGCGGCCCCTAATAATACCCGACACAATCACCCCTAACAACCTAAAGTCCAGCCCCGGCACGAAAACCTCTACGCTAGGGAACACACTAGACGAGGCGTACCCCGTACGGTCATTCAAACTATCCGGGCTGGATGGGTCCACAAACGCCGCATCCACCCTACTAGGACCATTCCTCACCGACTCGACTTTTTCGCCGTCCGTGTCTGTCGGGAACGAGGCCGTCTTTTGCTCCGTTTCCGTACCGTGGTAGAGGGCTGCCCGAAACCGAGCGTCTTTATAAGTTGTGCTAGAGGAGCCGTTATCAGCAACGTCCACAAACATGCAACCCAAAGTATCAGCTTGTCTCGTTTGGAAATATTCTTGCTCATCCATAAACGGAACGCCTTGTTCCGTCTCCATACCCAACTGGGCCCCGGTCCACCTGAAGTACATCGGACTAAGGCCCAACCGAGTTCCGGTTGTTACACCATACAAATTTTCTGCATCATCAGGATGCAACTCTAACACATGCGAAGATGTCGTACTGGCAATCCTCGCCTTCCTACCCGCCAACGGACCATCCAACACATACAGAGTACACCCACTGACCCGTGCCCCAAAGCCCGCATCATCACAAGTAAACTCGGTACCAGTAGTGAAGTCCTCAGTCGCCGACATCAGCACCGTGCCAGAGGGGTCCATCATCAAAGGCAAATCCTTCTGCCTCGCATAGTCCATCACATAGACATTCCACTCCCACCCATCTCCACCATCCGGTGTCGCCTCCTGCAAGAAGCAAGCCCTCATCTCCAACGGGCTCCCTTCCTGATCTCGATACGGCACATTACCCTCAGTCACATGCTTGAACCAGCAGTCATACAACTCCGTAACTTGCCCCGTCTGAGTCCAGAACAATGCCGCATGGCCCTGCACAGGATTCAGTACCGTCAGCACCTTACAGGTTGCATCGAACGCAAACTCCACCTGCCCAACACTACCCGACCAGCTATTCAACAACAGATCATTGATCGAATCCACATCGCTCAACGCACCAGTAGGATCAATAACCTTGATCCCCTGACCCGTCAGGTAATACACATCCGATCCAATAGTGGTCGCCGCCCTAGCCCCCGTCACCCCAAACCCCTGATGCAACGGGAACGCCTTCAAGAAGAAGGTCTCCCGACGCACCAGATACAACCCCTGCTTCGTCATTGCCAACACATTAGGCCCAAGGAATAGGAACCGTTCCACTTCCTCATCAGGCATCGTCATCAAATACTTATCGCTCGCCTTAAACAACTCCACACTCAACGCCAGCAGGTTGCTCCACCAGAAGGTACCCAGCCCACCCACATCCGGATTCATCCGACCAGTCTTCCCCACCAACATAGTCTTCTCATAGAAGAGACTACTTCCACCCGTAGGCATCTCTTCCAGATACGCCTCTTCCACCAGATCATCCTGAGTAACGATCTGCTCATTGCTCAAATGGTAGAAGATGACCGACCGCTTAAACCCGGCAGGTTCCCCGGCCCCTCCAATAGTCACATCATAATCTGCAAGTGTTCTAATAGAATCCAACTTCAGCAGGAACTCGCTCTCAGACGGCACGTTCTGCGTCGCTGGATTATAGAGAACCCCCGGGCTCCTATACATCAGAACCGTATCATACAAGTCTTCCGGATACAGCACATCAATAAGGCCCCACGCCAACTCCTCATCGTTAGCCCCTAGAGAAGTTCCACCGATCTTCCACGGTGAATACGCATCAGTATTCGGATACGCGATCACCTGCTTAGTACTAGGCAGGCTCTTTCTTCCCGTTCGTGAATCGTAAAGCACGTACGCATACGCATACGCATACACCTTCGCATCAAACGAACTGGTTACAATTGGTGTTGGGGCATCCTCACCCCCACCATTCCCCTGATATTGAATCCCTTCATACGCCCCACCCGTCCCCCAATCAAACAACGTAGGGTCATTCTGCGTCAACTGCCCACTCAACAAATCACTAGGCCCCGCAGTATTGGGTCCGGTAGCTCCCAAGATCACCGCCCCAGAAATGTTGAAGTTCTCTCCGTCTACCGGGGTTGCTTGGATTGTCGTATCTGGCCAGAACACCCAATGCAGAAATCGTGCTCTTCCATTAGCGGGCACATCCACATAGAAGTTAGTCGTATCAAAGACTGCCGCCTCATCATAAGCCCCGCTAGTCGCCGCTTGATGGAAAGGCTGATCGAAAATCTGAGGTGCCGCCCCCGGACCCGTATCATCATTGATAACTAGCGTGAACACATCCTCAGGGTCCTCATTCAGGTAGAAGACAAACGGCTCACTTCCACTCACAAACACATAAACGAACCGCCCATACACGGTTACATTCATCTGCTTGTTGCCATTAGTCTTAGAACCAACCAGATCAATCGGACCAATCCAAGTCAGATCATCCCCGATCCGATATTCAAGAAAGTACTTGCAGTCCCTATTGTCATCCGAGTCCACCACCCGATACACAAACCCATACGCATAAGTATCCGATGACGCCCGGAAGGTTACAGGGAAGAACCCCTTCACCTCCTGCCTATCCGAAGCGATCACCCCACTCAACGACTTAAAGAACTTGAAGCCGGGATGCGGCCTCTTCCCACCATTCGCCGATCCATCAATCCCGATCTGGTCCCACGCCACACCCTTACCCACCGCAGTACGTGCCGCTCCCTTGTTCTCGTTCGTATAGACGAGAGGGTACCGCCACTTGGTAGTCATCTCAGGCATTTGGACCTCTACAGGAATTCAGCCGGGGGAACATTCTTCGACCGATCATACCACTTACCATCAAACCTATGGTTCATAATAGTCGCGTCAGGCCACTTATTCACCTTATCCGGGTCATCCCACGCACAAAGCGGGTTGAACAACACATTAGGAAAGATCACCAAATCATTGGCATACTTCCGCAACTGCTCATTCAGATACACCGGACCCGTGGCAATCACCGCATTAAGGGCCCCCTTCTCCTTCTCCAGCCTAGGCCTCATCTCCCTCACCGCTGTCCACATCGCCGGATGCCCCACCCTAGCCCCAAACATATAGTTCCCATTGCAGGGTCCCCATTCATCGGCCACAAAGAGATCGACCCCATCCAGAATGTTCCCCATCGGTCTGATGGCCTCTACATCCGTATCCAGATAAACCCCCCCAAACCGGGCCACCAACTCAATCCGGATGATGTCCGACCTACTAGCCAGCACCGCCCTACCCGTAACCCACTTCTCAATATTGTCGTACACCCACTGGTTCACCAGCGGCGGCACAGGGCAAAGCGTCAGCTTAGTCTCCCCCAACAGCAGGTTGTAATAGGGCTCATTCTCCTTATGGATGGGTACGTTGTCCGTCCACAACAACCCCTGCCAATCAGGGTTCTTATCCAACACCCCCTTGATCCACTTCAAGTCCTTATCCGGCAGCCTGTTGGGACCAATCCAAATCCAGTGGAAAATCTTCTTAATCATTGGGGAGCCTTGTAGTTAGAGAAGCCTTCTTCCTCAAGCGGACACTCTAAGGAGGGATAGTCGAGTTTGGAATACCCACCCTCATCCCGATTCAGATACGCAATACTCTTATCGCCACACCCACACGCATTGCAATAGTTGTGCTTTCCATCCTGACTCTTCGCAAAGAACGGACACACCGGCCTCACTCGGACCCCATCCTGATCGAGCCCAGAGCAGCTACGCCAGCGTAAGGCCTTCACTTCCGGTGAGACCTTCCCACTATGGGCCCTCGAAATCATACTCTTGAAGAACGACTTGATATTCTCCGTAGACCAACTCGCCTTCACCTTCTCCCACATCCCCCCCTTCTTCATAATCAGATTGAAGTCTTTGTTCTCTACTAGCTTCTTCCGTTCTTCCGGGTCTAGGTGATGCACCGTCAAAGCCACCAATGTACTGCGAGGGGCCCGTCTGATATTCTCTGGCTTCTTCCATAGCTCAGCTTCCTTCTCAGATACCTCCCAACACCAACGCTCCCCATCCAGACTATTGCATCCACCTAGGTCCCAACACCTATTACATGCCTCGATATTGAGGTGCATAGGGAACCCCAGCAGAATATCAATTCGCTGACAAGTATGTTTCTCAGTCCTATAGAAGCACTGATCTCGCCGAACTCTCTCGACTTCAGCTTGCTTCAACAACTCTTCATCAGTGGGGATTATTGGCATGTGCAACACGCAACCAGTAGTACAAGTAGTTCGCCGTTATCATAACAGCAAGCCTTGTGTGTCAAGGGGCACGGAGGTTTATTATCACAGGGATCACACTTAGTACAGTCAACCTGACCACCCGGCCTGCAAGACTCCACATAGCAAGCACAGATAGTACCGCCTCCCACACTAGCACTAGGACATCCTTCTTCCGGGCAGATGTCCCACATCAACACCGCCCCGAAAGTCTCCTCACAAGAGTTCTCTTCACCAAACCCACCACACACCGGGATTCCTACGCTGCCTCCCGATCCACCGCTACCGGCACCACTCCACACTCCACTCACCCCGCTACCCGGCCCAATTCCACTCAACCCGGAAATCCCTCCTGACCCCGAGCCTGACCCCGACCCCGACCCTGAACCTGATCCTGAGCCAGACCCCGGACCACTACCACTTCCAGCACTTCCTGCTGAACCGCCAGAGCCGCCAGACCCGCCACCCCCCGAGCCACCACCACTAAACGAATGACCACTCGGTAATTGGATGTTAGTGGATGTTGACGTAGAGGCTTCGGTCCCCGCAGGAATCGGCATCTTCTGCCTCAGCCCCATCAATCTTGGAACTTTACCGAACGCATGTCCAGCCTTCACACCCAACGGGACCATCCTCGGGTTCACATCTTCTGCGAACCTACCCATCAAGTACTCTGACTGTCCCGTAGTATCAAATGGCAATTAGACTCTCCAAGACCAAACATTCATAGCCAACTCAGGATTATCCAGTGTGCCCTTATCCCACCCCTTACCAATCCGCCCTTGCAGGTTGGAGAGATTATCACGCAGTGTCTTCAATGCCGTCAACGCAGTCTCCTTCAACGACTGCCGCCTAGTCTGTGAGATGTCCAGCCCCACACCCAACTCCATCGCTGCCCTAGCCGCAGCAGCATACCAGAACGGGCCACTCCCCGCAGGGATCACCTCATAGGTAAGATCGTCCTCAGCAGGTAGAGTCTCTACAGGAATCTTCACAGTGATCGTTCGCGTCGCGGGGTCCCACGTATCAATCACCCGCTCATACCACTGCCCCGATCCAGCCACAATCCTCAGAATCTGTCCCACCGGCTCATTAGCAAAGTGGAACGGCAACCCAAGAGCGGGGGTCGCAGGCAACACAAACGTGTCCACATCCGTAGTACCGTCGCAACTCATATCCGTCCCATACTGGATGGGTACGTCTGCACTAGGAATGTACCAAATCTCCCACTCGCTAGTCGCCGCAGGAGCAGGGAGAAAGTGCAACGTGTTCCCTTCAAGGCTCCAACCCGGACCATAAGGATTCATGTTTCCGTTAGGACGCCACTCCCCCTGCAAATCCCCACCCTCACCATACGAACGGATACCCGCCACCGACTGAATGCAGGGGGGCAACTGGTAATACTCAGTCTCAGGATCAATCGTAATCGCCATACGTACGAAGAACGGATTGTCCGAAGTCAGAATGGAACGAGCGTACACATCACACACCGCCCTCGGCAACACCGTCCTACAGATGTAGTCGTTGGTGAACTTGGCATCCAATGATGCAAGGTTGAGCAACATGCGAATGTCCTCAAGAGCACCCTTAATTCGTGATCCACTAACGTGCATTACAAGCTCCCGAAGATATCAATACCCTTGGCCTGCTGGCCTTCCATATCACCTGCATACCCACCCTCACCCCTCTCAACCCCCCACGCACTCCGCTCCAACTTATTCCCGCCCACCCGCCGTAACCACTTAGCTGCATCCTTCCTCTGACGCTCCGACTCATCCAACGCGGTAGCCTCATTGTAGAACTGCCTAGCCTCCGCCCTCTCACGCTCTCTATCCATCTCGTCTACCGGCCTCAATCGTGCCCGCACCATCGCCATTCCCAACGCAGCCTTCCGACCATTCTCCCCCTTAAACTTATCAGGGTGGCACGGCATATCCTCAAGGTCCATAAAGTACCCCGGACCCTCCCCCGTATTAGGTTTGGCGATCCAGTAGGCCAGCATGTAGTTGCCCGACTTCGCGTGTCGATACAAGAACAGGTCGTCCCGGTGGGTGACCGCCCTTGCGTGTTCGATCCACGGACACTCGATGATTATGTGGCGAGGAGGATAGAAGATGGTTCCCGCCCCGCTTCGATACATCCTCCCGACCTGACACGAGCGTACCTGAATCATTACTTTCCACCTTTAAATAGACTCTTTGCTTTAAGGGCCACTTGAGGAGTAACTACTGCGGGGTCTTCAAGTACAGGCTGCACTCTAGTTAGAAGAGACATCAATTCATCCTTTCCTTGCGTAACCTTCTTCGGAACAAACTGATCCTCGAAGAGGGAAATCAAAGACGTTGAGCCCTTATCCTCTGCTCGATTAGCGTATGAGATCGCATCGAATCCTGACTTATGTAGCCTCTGGGTTAAGGTTTGAATGGCATCCACCATATCTCCCTCGGACTCTTTCTTCCTTAGATACTTAAGTAAGTTAGGCTCGTGGAACTGACCAGCGGCCTCAATATCTTCGAGTAGGTGGGAAGGGAGGCTATGGGCCTTCACACTGTCTATCATCTTTACGGGATTGGAAGCTTTAAGTTCTCCCTCAATTAACGAGAGAAGTTCCGGGTTCGGCCCCATCTTCCCAACAAGCCTAGACAGCAACACAGATAATGCTGCTTTCTCTGTTCCAAAGTGGGTAAGCGGCTTTAGGGCCAAAGGGGGGCCAATGCCCGCATGGAAGAGGTTGGCGATGCCTTTAACTAGCGAAACCCTAGACAATCCAAGTCTCCATCTGGATGGGGTATCTTAGCACTACTACGTAAAAAGAGCACCAAGGTTTCCCTCAGTGCTCTCGGTTTCAATTTCCAAGTACGGATTAGTCGCCGTACGAACGCTCTTCCGTGATACCCGTGAGACGCATCCCTCGAATCTGTTCACGCGGGTAAATCTGCATCGCCACATGGCCGGGCATCTGGCTCATCTGAGTCAGCTTACCCGTGCTAGTGAGGACCGGGTAGAACGTACTCGAAGTACCCGTGAGGGTGGGAACAACCAGTTCCAGCGGGATTGCCGGGTTCACACCCTGCATGGTCGCAGCCTTGGCGAGACGGGGCGGGATGGCCCGGACCCAGTTGTTCGCCCGGCGGTAACCATCGAGAACACCCGACTGCTGCCACTGGCTAGTCCAGAGGGTGTACTCGCGTCCATCGTGATGATGAACATAACCCTTACCGTCTTCACCCTCCATCGACAGGGAGGTGAGCCGCCCCGTACGATCAAGAATCTGACGGCCTTCCTTCTGAACCATCGCAGCCCGGATCACGCCCGGAGTCGTAACGAGGGTATCGAGATACTCCCCGTTCGCATCCAGAGTGGGGGCCACTCGGTCCAGATACAGGTTCAAGCGATGCTCGGTCAGCACTGCGTTCACAGCCTTCAAGAAGCTGGCGAACTCAGGGTGCCGGTTCACGTTAATCCAACCCACATCCTGCGAACCAACTGCTTCTGCACCCAGAATGTAGTTGTCAGGGTTGAGGGTAGGAGTATCCGTACCGTTCACACCCGTACCAAACTTGAGGTACGAGGAGAGACCCGCAATATCCTTGAAGGTCGCAGCCGCACTGGTCGAGTTCGCATACACCACATAGGCCGTAGTGCTGAAGTGAGCCGTAGTTGCCCACGTTGCAAAGGTCGCATCGTTCGGATCGCTCTGGAGAACGACCTTATTCTTGAACGGAGAGACCGCACTCACGAACAGCTTGATTCGCGTACTCGGAGTCTGCGAGGCCGCAGTAGTCTGAGTATCGTTCCACCGGGTAATCACACTGCCCGGCTCCGTGTAGATATCCACACGATCACCGACTGCGAACCGCATAACCGCCTTATTCGGAGGATAGAACGTGATCGTCTTATCCGTGGTATTGATGCTGTACGCATCCGTACCCGAGGAAGGCCCAAGCGTACTCAGTCGGTAGTTCTCAGCCTGAGAAACGTACCAGTTCGCACAGAACCGACGAGCAAGGTTCAAAGACCATGCCTTCAGTCGCGGAGCGATGATGTTACCAAGGAACGCAGGAGTCGCCTCAGCCCGCAACTCAGACATCTCCATGCGCATATTCGTCAGAATACTCCGCATGGGGATCGAGAGGCGGTACCGCAGCGAACCGGGGTCTTCAGTTGCGTCAGGCCATGTCTGAGCGATACCCGAGGTATACATCTTAGAACCATAGTTGACGTTCTGATTATCACCGTACAACGCAAAATCGTTGCGGGGTGCACCAGATTCAAACACACCACCTACAGCATTCTGATAGGTGTGATGAATATTAAAGTCACGACCAAGCTCATCAACAGGCACAACCCCCATCGCGTTGATAATCTGGTCACGCCAGATCGGATCGAGGGATGCCATATACACCGAGACCATCTTACCGAGACGCTCTTCGATGCTGTATTGATGCGTATTGAACAGTGAGCCAGTTGGAGGAGCCATTTACCTATACCTTCTTCAAACCGGCCCTTAGCCGGTATTACACACGGGACTCGCCAGTTCCAATCTTAGCCGCATCCCTCACAAGGGTATCCGTCAGCCAAGCCTCAACATCCTTATCCAAGTCCCCTCGGCTTTTGCCGACCTTATATTCCGGGGCTGAAACAGGAGTTCTGGAACTAACACTAAGCACATCATTCGTCCCGGTGTCTGTTTCCGGTGCCTTCCGAATCTTGTTCGGGTCACCGATTACCGCACCGCCAACACTTTCAAGCACATCGTCAATAATCTGAGGCATCAACTCATTGACCCATCCCTTCTCAGCACTCTTGCCCGTCTGCGCCTTCTTAAGGTGCATCTGTTCAATCGTGCCCTTCCGGAGGGCCTTCTGAATCGCAACCTCAGCTTTTTCACGCTGTGGCTTGCCACCGAGTCGCTCGGCAGCATCCAAGTATACCTTTACCTTCGGATCATTGTCAAGCAACTTCTTGCTAACCTGCCCCAAATTCTCATCAAGGGCTTCCATCGCAGACTTCTTCTGCGACTTCTCCATGTCCGCCAGCCTCGCCTCCAAAGGCTCAGCCTCATCCTTGGGGGCGGGCCCCTTACCATAATTAGCAGCCATGTACTCCTCAATCGCCTTCGGATCGGTTCCCAGATGAACCAAAATCTGCCGCATAGCATCGGCCCGACTTTCCTGACTACTAGAGGCATCGAGCGTCTTATAGACGTTTCCCTTAAACTCCACCGATGTCTGAGCCTCCGCCGCCAAGTCTGCCACCGTGAACTCTTGACCGCCCACCTTCACCTTCGTATCCAGATCAATAGCCCCACCCTTAGCAGTAGGCTTCGCCTCGGGGGCTTTCGCCTCACCCTTAGGCTCCGGAGCCGCAGGAGTCTCAACTTTAACTTCAGTACCCGTCTTAACTTCGTCAGCCATCTTAAATCTCCGTTATTGAGGTTGCCCCTGCATAGCCAACTGGCCCTGCATGGCGTTCTCATTACTCATTTGTGCCCCAAGAACACCCTGTTGCACCGATGCCAGATCGTCCGGATTATACGGCAACTGCTCTGGCAACACCCGACCCGTCCACTGCGTCAACTTCTGCTTGTACCGAATGAACTCATCCTGCACATCCACACTGGCCACCTGCATCGGCGTATCCGACATGAACGCACTCAGTATAGCCAACTGGATATCCGCCCGCGACAAATCCGGCGTAGTCACCATGACCCCCGGCGTCACCCCATCATTATACAGCGTCAAGATATTCCTAATCACCACAGCCACCGCTGCCTTCATATCACCCATCCAGAAGGGTAGGTCCCAGCCCTTCTCAACAGCTTCAATGATGAACTTCTCCATCGGAATCTGCTGATCTTTCACCATCTGCAAACCGAACTGCACCTGAGCAACCTCACTCTTGGGATTCGCCTCCCTAATAGAGAACTTCAACCTACTCAGCGTAGGAATGGGGTTACTCGCAAACGAAACCTTGTTGTTCTTCCAGTCGATTACCGCACCCGCCAAATTCAAATCCAGCGAGTCAATCGGCAACGCCCTCTGACTATCCACCAGCAGAGTTGTGGCCGTGCCCACCGCACTCCGATAGCAATCACCGAACGCCATCTCCATCGCCTGTGTGGGATTCGTCAACGCCCTACGGCTCGACTCATCAAGGAACGCCAGCCCGCTTGCGGAATCGACTCGCCCCTTCTCCCTAAGAATGTCTCGGATGGGGTTAAGTGATCCGAGGTACTGTTGGGCGAAAGCGGCCACCTTGCCGGGCATATCCCCGCTATTCCAAGGCTGCATCACAAAGGGCTTGAAGCCCTCCCCACCTAATGCGTCCGTTTCCACAAACAACCCACGAAGACCCCGACCCATATCCTTCATGGTGGTCTTCTCGTTATACACCCCTTGCGGCAGAATCACACACCCATATCTGTCCGTGTCCCGGATATTGTTGAACAAACTCTTAACCAACCGCTCTAGTTCCCGCGAAATCGAGAACAGAAGGTCGAAACCGCCCGCCCCATACCACGTACCATTGTCCAGAAACCTCGCCCGTCCGATGGGGCAATACTTCTCGACACCCTCGTAGTCTTCGTCCGAGAGGGTGGCAAGTCCGGAAGTAACAATATAACGACCACAAGTACCACGAGGACCGCCAAGCCAGAGTTCACGTACAATCGCGTACCCTTCTTTAGTTTCATCACCCTCATTGAACGAGCCGCCATCCTTAGCAAGCTTCATTGAGATGCCCGCCGGAGTCCCCGCAATATTGTCCCCTTGGGGGGCCTCTCCAATAACCCGCTGTTCCCAGAACATCTTGCTCGACTGGGCGTTAATCTTCCGTGTCCCGTAGATATCCTTCAGCGTCCCCATCGACACGGGACGCTCCCTTACCATCCCAAAAGCTTTCGTATAGTCCTCGTCCACTGTAGGGAAGGGAAATAGTTCCCGAGGATGGACGATCTCCAAGTCTCCCGTTAGCCCAATACCCGGGGCTGAATGGTCCCTCACATCTGAGGTAATACCGCACGAGCCCAACATCGTTAGAAGCCATGCGAAATCTCTTCCTGCTCGCTGTACTTCCTGTTCTCCAAACAGGGCATCAGCAATAACTCTAGCTGTAGCGGACGAACGAACAGACGCCAAGGTTTGGCCGGTCGCTTCGACCTTCGGCCTCAGATCACCCCCTGACAACTGGCTAGCAATCTGGTTGAACGCATGAAGTAGGTCTGACGACCGGAACTCGATGTTCCCTTCACTGTCAGTCCACTCGGACATGACTTCGCCTGTTTCCAGATTTAGTTGACGGAACGACCTCGCCCCAGCCATATAGGCATGGGCAAGCTTGTACATCGTGAAACGGATGACATTCTTAATGCGCTCTCGCCTGCAATGCACATCAATTAGCTGTGCAAGAGCGTCTTTATCGGTGGGCAGCCCTACTCTATCCCGATTCAATCAGAGCCCCCATCCAGACTAGCTGGTTTAGGCTTACCGGCCTTTGGGTCTACAGGTCGCAGTAACGCTGCGGCTTGACCCATAGGAGTATAGCCCTTTCGAGGGGCATAGCCAGTCTCAAGTACCGCCTTCAACGGCACATCTGGATGGGAATATTCAGGTGGGGCAGGGGGGCTGGCCACGGCCTTATCGGTGCGTTGGCGTTCAACCCCCCCATCCCCATTATCCAATTCCTCTTCGTCAAACGGTCTAACCCGTTGATTCTCTTTCTCCCCGTGCCGGGGGCCCCCACCATAATAGCACTGAGCAAAGCGATGGAACACTTCCACCGGGAGCACTACCGAGTTTCCAAAGTTCTGGTTCATATCTTGTTCTTACTAGCATCTTTAGAGGAAGTCTTGATCTTTTCCATCACCTTGTACACATCATTCGCAGTCATCTTCCCGATGTCCAGATGATACGCTAGGGGGACGCCGTTATCGTCCATTGTCTCCCCAGTAAGAAGGAGTTCAAGGGCGGACTCCGGTTCGGGCTTATCCACAGGTCCCCTTGCCAACCTACCAGTGATGATGAACTGAGACATTGATACGGTGTCCAGTTGGTCATCGTTCTGAAGTCCACCATCCTCAGCATCGGGATTGAATCCCTCAATCTGCTCAAACAGTGGTCGCCACTTTGGTGATCCCTTTGCAGATACCGGCAGCTTGATGAGTCCATGCTCAAAACGGTATGCGAGCGAAGAAATCTTTGTAGTCTTGTCAGTTCGACCGGGGTTAAACCCTTTAACAACAGGTATAAAAGTGATTCCCAAGTATTCCTGTGCTCTTGTAGCAACTCGGGTTCGCATATCACGAGATAGGTTAATACCGTCCTCAATCTCTTCAGGTGCAATTCTCTGGCACTTCCACAGGTCGGCCATACGGAAGGTCTCATCAATAAGCCGTCCGGGCTGGCATCTGGCCCACCAAGTATCGAGGACAAAAAGGTGATTATCGGGAGTGATCGCCATGAGGGTAGAGCACTTATAGTCTGAACTAGTAGATGCTGTTCTGGAGGTGTCAACTGTAATGAAGAGCTTTGCGTATTGAGAAAGGAACTGATGGAGTGGCATCTCGGTCTTTGTCTTGTTTCCCCCCTTATCCCACGAATGCCAACTGATAGTAGACTGGCTAGCCCGAGGATTAGTAGCAAACAGAGGATCGAGATTAGTAATAGAATACCCATGCTTCTCTTCAGAGTATTGGAAGAAGTTCTCGTCGTTATCGCCCGGCCTCGCCATATACTCCGAGTTGAAGTTGGCTTGTCCGATACGCTTAGCGATCTCAGGCAGGGTGAGTGTCTTCTTCGACAGCCCCAATGCCTTTCGTTCTACGTCATCAGCAGGCCATTGGTGCGGCCAGCACGAGATCAACTTCCCAGTTTGGGGGTCTTCCTCCGCAGCCCTCACCAGTATCCGGTACCAATAATCGAACTCCGACACCTCCGACCTAAAGACCTTCCGCCCCTCCTCCATAATCTCCTTGACGGCCATCGCCTGATACGCGAAGTGCCGCTTACTCACGAAGGTCGCCAGCCACTCAATACCGCACTCCCGCCGCATCACCATCGGAAGGGCGATCTTGAGTAGCAGGCGCTTCATGTACTCCCGAATCACGGCCATAGACGTTGACGCACTAGGGTCGTACTCGGGGTCGTCAAGAACGAATCGACGGGGCCGCTTGCCACGCATACGAGAGTTGACTGAATAGGTGGCGAAGGTGGAGCCGTTGGAGAGAGAGAACTCTTCAATTCCCGTTGGAGCGTCTCCACGATTTGGCTTGAGCCTTTCTCCGTACTCGGGAAGCCAGTCATCTTGGATTCGTTGGTTGGTGTAACACTGTAGTCGGACAGCTTGAGCATTGTCAGTCGCTACTTTCTCTGTTGATGTACAGTAGAGAATCTTGTAATTCGGTCGAGTAATGAGTCTAAGGCATGAGAGTTTGCGTTCCTTAAAGGACTTTGCTGAACCTCGCGGAGCAATCTCAACAACTGCCGCTTCATTTGCCACTGCTCTAAAAAAGTTGTAGTGGAAGGGCGGAGTGGGGAGCGGGTCTTCGTCGTAGAACATCGAGTCAAAGTCGGCCTCACGATCTGGGTAGAGGTACCATTCGTCGAAGAAACGTACTGAGGCGACCATCGCCTCTGCTCGGTAAGAGTCTACCACTAGCTCTTGCGAATCAGAAGGTTCCCCATCCAGATTGGGGAAGAGGAGTTTGAACCACCTGTCACGGGGAATGAGCCACTGACGGCACGCATTGATGCGTGCTTGTCGCTGGCCCTCGGTGGAGAGGGTGGTGTAGTCGGGAGGCAAGGGATAGATCAGGTTCCCTTGGTCACGAGTCTGGATGGGTACGATGGGGATTGCCAATTATTCGCAAGCCTTATCCCAGAAGGTTTGGACGAGGGAGATACGGAGGAGGACGATAGCGAGACCTTGGGGGTCTTCCACGAGAAGGCGTGAAGCTTTGAGGGCCTCGTAGGCCATGTTCACGTAGGAGAGCCGCATCTCGCCGGAGTCGGAGAGGATGTTCTCTCGAATCTTTGAACATACTGGATGGGGCCGGTCACCGCCGTACC